GCCGCCGAGAGCCTTGGCAGTTTTCTTACCCAGGCTGGCGTCGTCCAGTTTGTAGAAGCCGCCTTTGTTGACCAGCGCTTTACGATCGTCGGTACCGCTAGCGACAGCTTTACCAGTCTCGTCCAGCGCAACGCCCACGGCACGGCCGAGGTCGGCTACGGACTTACCGGCGCTGGCAGCGGCAGAGATGACGAAGTCGGGATCGATCTTCTGGTCTACCAGCAGGCTGGAGGTCCAACCACCGCTGATCTCGGTCTTGTCTTTCTGACCCAGGCCCTTTTCGATGCGCTGGAGGAGTTTCTCGGCACGCTTCTTCATGGACTTACCGGCGTTGACGTACTTCAGCCAGAAATCCTTGACCTTGCCGATGATCTCACCGATCCAGGCAACGAACTTTTTCCACATCTCTTTGATGGTTTCGCCGATAGACTCGAGCGCAACCTTGGTGGACTGGGCCTTCATGGAACCAGAGAAGTTCTCGGCACCGATCTTGGTGCGCTTGATGCCCCACTTACCGGCGATGCTTTCGACACCGATGTCGACTACGCGAGCGGCGGTCTCGTCCATGCCACCATCTTCGGCACCCTTTTCAACGGCTTCGGCGTACTCTTCCAGCTGCTCGGTGTCGCCGGACAGCTCTTCGCCGTCGTCGACCAGATCAGAGACTTGCTGATCCAGGCCTTCAACTTCGATCAGGTGGGACTCGACAGCCTCTTCCGGCTTTTCGACTTCCGCCATGTCCACGCTCTGATCGTCTTCCATATTTTCCAGGCCGACGGCCCATTGACGTTTTGCCATTTTAAAACTTCCTTTACAGGTGGTTATAACCAGGTGTGCATATACCTTCAAAATATATACACTATTTTTGCGCTACACGTCGACGTGTTTTGAATACGCAAGCTTTGACTTAGTCGTCATCGTCATCGTTCTGGAGGGCGAACATCACTTCGGCCAAACGGGCCAACGTGAATATCATGTCCTCTAGTCCGTTGGGACGCATTGACCACATAAGTATAATCTCTTTTTCCACGTAGTTCAGTAATGAACGGTCAATCACGTGATTTGCTGCGACGAGGGGCTTACCGACACTGCGGTGGTCCATACCATTGGCAGATAAAATAACACTACCGATGTTCGCATTTACCTTATCGGGTGACTGCTTGTGGAAATCGCGTGCAATCGACTCACGTACGATGGCATCCCAGGTGATGATGGAGATGTCGCGTTTACCGGTAGAGATGAACTTGACCGCGTCGTTAAAGTAACGCACTACGGTGTCAGCTGACCCATCGGTATAACGAACCCAATCACCTGAGGACAGGGCTCGGACCAGCCAACCATACTTAACCGAATAGGCTAACATACGATTGACATGATCCCAGCCACGTGCACGCAGTCCACCTTGGACTGTGTAGTCTGCCAGGGTACGCAGGTCAGCCACATCGCTACGAAGTAGACGACGTTCAGACCCCATACTGTTCCTCCCGCGCCTTCTGCTTCTTACGAAGCATAAACAGGCGGTCTTCCTGAATGACCAGTTCACGTTCCACGGCTGCATCGCCCTCACCGCCAGCTTGACGCTGCTTAATAAGGAGGATACGGTATTCAACCATCTTGGCCTCAGCCTTGATAGCTTCCAGCTCTTCCGCCTGCTTCTCAGCCATGCCAAGGCGCAGATGGTAGATGATGGAAATCGGGAACGGAAGCGATGCAAAGCCCAGTGGGTCCAGAGCACCTGCACCAACCATGATCTTAGCACTGCCTTCGGTTTCTTCGTTGGCCACCATATCAGGGATCTTACGGAGCTGGTCCTTCAGGTCCTTGACCGGATATGCCATGATTTTCATAGCATTGGCGAATACAGGAGCATTTGCGTTCAAATACTCCTCATCGCCGACCGGCAGGTTCTCGTCACGAGTACGGCCGTTGAGGCGCATGAGCTCGTTAGAGGTCAGGTAGTTAATCAGCACGCGTGCGTAGTAAACGGTGAAGTCAGCTACCTCGCCAAACTGGATGAGGTTACCTTTGGCAAAGGTCAGGCCGATATTGGTAAACTCACGACCAAATGACTTGTCCACTTCCCCACGAATATAAGGAAGGGTGGTAGCCATGTTGTTAAAGACATCGGTGAGCATCTCCAGCAGGCCGGGATTGGTGTGCATTTTGAGCGGACCGCGAGAGAGCGATTCACGCAACAGCTTTTCAACCGTGACCAACGTTGGAGCTTTCCAGCGATACTCGTGATTAAACACGGTACCGATGGTTTCGAGAGCAGGCGTGATGTGGCCGCTGATGTTCTCGTGATTGGCCTGCAGGCTGTGTTTCAGCTCACGGGTCTCAGTAGACGGCATGAGCGTCTTAAGGTATTGTGAAAGCATCGCCTACTCCGTTACAGGGTCGGGTTGGTGAACGCACTGTAGGCACGCAGAATCTCTTCTACGTTGCTGTCAGAGCGGCCGTTAGCACGCTTGAGCTCATTAACGCGCAGCTCGTTGAAGCGGTCCAAACCACGGTGATAGATAGTCACGGTCTCCCACTGGGTGTCCACGACAAAGATCAGCATGGTCTGAGTAACTTCGAACACTTTCTGGCGAATGGAGAATTGACTCAGGTCGCCACCCAGCTCCAGCGCAGCTTCTTTAGCAGTATCATTGGACATGATAATGACTGCGGAGGCGTTGTTGATTGATGGAGACATGGACAAAAGGCCAGAAAGGAAGTTCTTGGAGCGCTTGCGCATCATATGCTCAAAGAACCCAGACTTATCCTTGATGCGAGTGCGGCGAGCTTCGTCGATCAAGTCGTTACACAGGATCAGGTCTTTGAACCACCCCAGCTGACCGGCACGGGCACGAATGATACGCTCTTTGAGAGTGTTGTTCATGCTGCCCATACTGATAATGTTCTTGATAGAGGATTTATCAGTGTTGGTTACCATGAGACGAACGGACAGTTGAACCGGCTGTTTGTTGCCATCTTTTTCGAAGGTGACTTCAAACTGCTTACCAACGGACAGGTTAGCCAGCTCTTTGAGCGTGACTGCCGTGTCGCGACCAAATGCGCCACCTTCATAACCTTTCGGTTTTTGAGCTTCGTTATTAATGTTGGTGGTCTTGTTATTGGAATTACTTCCGTCGATCATCTGCAGCATGTCGCCACTGTACTGCTTGGATCCTTTCTGGAACTGGGTGGATTGGTCGGTTGACGAACCTTGGTAGTTCTTGGCACCCGGCGCAGTCATGTTCAGTGACTTATCATGAATGGTAGCCTTGGAGCCATACTGGTGGGTATGTGCTTCCATCCCATCGATGGAGTTCATCGGGTCACCAAACCAGTGCTCGACGGCGACAGCACCATCAAAGTCTTCAGTACCGAAGAACTTATAGGCCGAGGCACCAGAGCCCAGCAGGGACTCTACCGGGTCACGCTTGGCGTTAATTTGGTCGAGCTTGCGCAAGACCTGCAGTTCGGGGATATCCATCAGCAGGCTGAGCGCACTGAGGAAGTAGCAGGAGGTCAGCGTCAGTGCAGACTGTGCTACATCGCCTATATAAGGCAGGGCGACGAGGTCGTCCTCAATCAACGTCAGGAACTCGTTCCGGGCAGGACGCGAGAAGTCGATGATAGAGTCGGAATTCGCACCACGGTAGAGCGTGGGCAGTTTGCTGACGATATTGCCGATCAGCGGCCCGGCTTCAGTAAGAATCATGTCGTCTCTCCAAGAGGTGGAAAAGATGTCAAACGATAACCAGGACAAAATAGTCCTGCCATATGAACTAGACCCCGACGATCGCTCGATCCGACAGGCTAGCCAACGAACCCGTGCCGTAGAGAAGAAGTCTGGTCGAGGGAGTAGCCGCGACACCCTTACAAACATCTTTACTGGATTCAATCATAGAATGGCACCGCTCTACGTTCCGAAGAACGTGGATAATACCGGTTTTACATTCTTTACAAGGCCAGACTGCAACTTCAGTCTTGACAACATGATATCGTCAAGAAAGATGCAGGAAGCCACGCGTGCTGGCAGGGGGTCTCAGGCCGCCGCCATCATAGGCATGTTGGACCCATTAAATGAATGGCTATTGCTGGATAAGAAAAATCCAAGACTAGGTGCACCCTTTGCTCGTGAGGTACAGTTCGATAATAAATGTGCTTTTATTCCGATGCTGTCAAACCTAATCACGTCGCTAACCGGCTTCCCTGACTCCACACTTGATGTATGGACGTCTGAGGAAGGCCTTATTCGGGAGCAGGTAGCTTACGTTGATTCCATCTACGAAGTTAACAACGCCTATACCCTGTCGGCACAGTTCCGTAACATCGACGGTGACCCCATCACGACTTACCTGAACTTCCTGGTTGATTACATGTCTGGTGTTCGAAAAGGGACGTATATTCCTCGAGCAGAAAACATGTATCAGCGAGTGGTGGATTACCAGAGTCGCGTGTATCGACTGGTCATGGACCCAACCAAGCGTTATGTTCGTAAGTTCGGCATTGCCAATGCACTGTTCCCGATTACTGACGCCATGGGTGCCTCTATGAACATCTCTGGTAACAATCCGCTGGTAACGGATACCGACCAAGTTAGCGTACAGTTCTACGCTATCGGTGCGTACTACAACGACCCAATTATTATCCAAGAGTTCAACGACGTTGTTGCGACGTTCAACCCTGACATGTTCCCAGAGGACGAGAACAGCAGTGAATTCATTCCCTATGGGAAACACTTCATGCGTAAGCTGACTCGTGAGGAGATTGGCATCTTCAACTACCGTGGGTATCCGCGCATCAATCCAAACACCTATGAGTTGGACTGGTGGATATATGGCGACCAGTATGAAACCATCATGGCCGAGGTGAATCGAGTATGAGTAACAAAATTCGTGACATCGTGGATGATATCCACAGTTACATCTATAATCCACTCGCCATCATGGAGCGAGTTACCGACACGGCTCGGTCGGTCCTCATCAACGGTGAGAACATCGACTTGGGTGAGCCAGGCGGCCCACTTCCATTCCTTCTGGAGAGTGGCGTGTCTATGTTGGTGGCAGGCGTTGAACATGCTGAGAAGCAAGACCGTCGTGCCTACCCAGCCATGGCAACTGAAATGGGTGAGCTTTACGATCACATGTCCGATGAGGACTACTACGATAGTTTTGCTGTCCCCTCCCAGCAGACCTTCCACATGATCATTGGCAAAGACGAGCTGCGTAATAAGGCCGTCCCTCCCGACGGACAAGACATTCGTCGGATGATCATTCCGGCGGATTCGCAGTGGGAACACAACGGGTATACGTTTACGCTTCAGTACCCGATTGAACTTCGCGTTATGCCGCACGGCGCCATCCAGGTACTGTATGATACGACTGTTCGGTCGCCAATCCGTGAGTTGTCTCAAAACACACTGGACTGGGAGATTACCCCCATCGAATTTGAAGGTCAGGCAATGGACTTCATCGAGGTGAAGATTCCTACCCTCCAGTACGAGATAACTGACCAAACGAGTAGCGTTACACCGGGCATTGAGTTTCGTGAGACCTACAGTTTCCCGAACCAGTTCTTCTGTGCTCGGGTATGGATGCGTAAAGACGTTCAGTGGGTTGAGTTGTTGACTACCCACAGTCGTCGTACCGTCGACCCATTTAAGCCTACAGCAATGCTGCAGGTCAATGAGGGTGAGCTGGAGGTCTACATCCCTGACATCTATATCCGTAAGGGCGTAGTTGCTGGCGATATCCGCGTCGACATCTATACCACTCGCGGCAAGATAGACTTGGACCTGCGCTCCCAGTACGACGCATCGTTTACGGTCATGTACCGTGACTTGAATGGTTTGACGCCCACCAAGTACGTCGAACCCATCAAGATGCTTACGCACATTCGCTACTGGTGTAATGACTACATCCGCGGGGGTCGGTCTGCGCTGTCGTTCTTGGACATCCGTAAGCGCGTTATCGATAACTCGATTGGTTCTCGAAATGTCCCTATCTCGGATAACCAATTGAAGGCAACGTTGAATGACCTGAACTACTCGGTTCAGAAGTCTATCGACATGACCACGGGTCGTATCTACCATGCATCCAGTGACATGCCAGATTCAACGGTCAAAGAAGTCTCTACCTCCATTGGTACGGTTAACGGCATTGTTGATACGTCGTATGCTGAACTCCAGTCATTGCCCACCGTTAAGTCTAATGGCAATCGCCTGACCATCCTGCCGAATACACTCTACCGGGAATGGAACGGAACGATTTACATCGACCAGCGGGGCGGGTTGGAGTATTATAACCGGCTGCCTGTTGCTGAGCGCGTATCGGCCATCAATAACAACCACTTCCTGTTTACCCCCTTCCACTATGTGTTGGATACGAACAGTGACGTGTTTGAGGCACGGCCCTATTACTTGGCTGAGCCTAAAATTGAAGCCAAGCGCTTCATTGAAACGAACGTAACGTTAGAGTTGGACGTAGGTGTTGGTAAGTATAGCATAGAGCCGCATGAGCGTGGCTATGAACTCATCATCACCACTCGCAGTACCGACATATACCAGACGTTACCGGTAGAGGCCTGCGGCGTACAGATAAGTTACGTTCCACGTGGCTTCACTGACCAAGTAGCTTATCTGGATGGTAAGTTCTTGGGTATGGCTGATAAAGAGCGGGTGTTCTCGTTCATTATCGAAACCGACATGGACATCGACCGCAACCATGACATCATCGTTAAGAACTTCACGATGTTTGGCGATAAGCCTAATGACATTGCAATGCGTCTTGGCATTGAGATGAACGTCGTCTTTACTGTGAACGGCTATACGACCGACCAGTACCGACCCACCTATGCTGACAAGGTAGTGGTGAACAACAAAGTAACTGGTGGTCCGGAGCTCAAAGCGGTGACGCTGGAAGTTCTTCGGTTCAACTTCGGTATGTACTTGCCGTCACTTTGGTCTAATGCAAGGAACATTGCAGGTCCAATGGACTACATGCGCTATGAGACCGATGTATATCGGACTTATGACGAGGACCAGTTCCTTCGTGATGAAAACGGTCTGGCAGTTATCCGCACGATTGGCGGCAAGAAGCAGTTGGTCGTTGAACATCGGAAGGGTGACGTCGTATTGGTTGATGGTAAACCAGTTGTGATGTTCTCGGCTGGTAGCGTCATTAAGGTGGATGGCAAACCGGTTATTAAAGAGCCGCGTAAGTTGCGTAGACGTGTTGAGATATTCATGTTCGATGCACGCTACGTACTGGCCAACACTGCTGACGTAATCAACTACCGTAAGCTCGCCATTGACCACGTGTTAAAAGGGATTATGTCTGACATCCCGTCTGTGTCTGTAAGTCTGCATGACAAAACCAAACTCTACTACTATCCGAAGAATACGATGGGGTGGGTGGACGTTCGTCAGGCAGATAATAGCATTAATCGTATCTATGCCGAGCTGGCATTTAACATGCGCTTTAGTGTTACCGACGTTGTTCGTAAGAACTCCGCGCTCCTTACCGCTATCCAGCGGGAAGGTCGTCGAGTTATTATGGAGGGCCTGGCTGGACGTACTGTCAGTATCTCTAACATCTTGGAGATGCAGCGTAAGCGTATGGGCGATGATATCATCGACGTTGATATGGACAAGATGGGCGAAGACAGAGACCAGTCTACGTACCTCATCCGTAACCCCAATGACAAACTCACTCTGGGCAAAAAGGCACTGGCTACGCCAGACAACCTGGTTGACCTGCGTGACGATGTTAACGTGTCGTTTATTCGACTCGACGCATAAAAGCGGGAGGGCCGAAGCCCTCCCCTTTATGCCGTCATAAACGGAATTTCTCTATAGCATCGCGGAAGGCCAGATAGGATTTTTCAATCTTCTGGTAAGTAGCCTTGGTGCTAATAAAGCAATTGATCTGCGCCTTGGTCCCATTAAGCAGGTGCATACACACCTCGCCAAACGTAGACTCGATAACAGCATTGTCCCTACCGGTCGACACACTTACGTCTGAGTAGTGGAGTCCTGTGTTATTCTTCCAGGGTACATGCCATACGGTAGGCACGCTCTCTCTGGCACGCTTTTCAATAACCTTTAGCTCCGAGAGCAGTTCCTCGCAGAGGTTCTTGAGACGTTCGGTTTCTTTGTTACCAGAACCCATAAACTCGTCACGAAGTGCCATCATTCGACTATTCGACTCAATGATGGCGAGCTTGATTTCATTCTCACTACAAAGGGTGCGAAGCATCCAGTTTGAGATGTCGAGCTCTTCGTCAATGTGGATCTTGAGATTCTTCTCCCCCTCTTTCCCACGGATGTCAATAGCGCCAAAATCGGCCATCTTGCGGAAGTTATCGCCCCACCACATATGCTCAGCGCCAGACCCATACATCTCGTAGGTGTTGGTATTTCTGGCGGCGGCGCCTAACACGTAAAGAGAGTGGCTGTATTTGGTACCGGCCGGCTGACCAATATACGATTTGTAGTCGTCGGAAACCTTGTCATATCGCCTTATTGCACTGTCTTGACTTACCCAGCGAGCCCCAGCCCCGTCAGTACTGAAGACGTACGGGTAATTATCTTGGGCGTTGCCAAAGACGTAGTCAAATGCGTTCTTTAGCTCATCGTTATACATCGTGACTTCGCGGGCGATGTCGTTAACATAGCTATTGAAGCTAGACTTATCGCCAGATGCCTTATACGCCACCTCAACTTCACGACCAGCATCAGTACCCTGCTTAATAATTCTGGAAATAGTAAGCAGTGCATATCCAAGGTTGTTTCTGAGGTTGTTGTACTCGAAGATCTTCTTTCTGAACGGCGCCGGGAGTTCATTAACTATCTCGAGACCAGGCTCATACCCCAGATAGAATCCGAAGTTAGACAGGTTAAGCGTCATCCCGCTCTTGAGCAAGAAGATAAACAACAGAGGAAGGTTAACCTCGCGGTCACCAGCGCCAGTAAGATCAACGGTTCTGTACAAACGCATGATCTCAATACAGCGCAGTGCCTCTTTGTCAGTAACTCGACGTTTGTCCAGCATCTCTTCAAGAACACGATAGACCGGCAACATCCACGCCTCATCCTTCTCGGCCACGCCTCTTACAACGTTCTGAGTAGGTCTTGCATGAATATCTGCACTGGTCTTCTTTACCTCATCGCGCAGCTTTTCTTTGGCCTCGTGAATTGCCTTTGCTGCAGCGTCGCCATTACTGCCAGAGACGCGATTTCCGGTCGGCGACAGCAGCCAATCCAACATCTTCAAAATGATCCCGACCACCAAAATGACGATAGCCACTTTAGTAATGCGGGATTTCCAGTCGATGGATTCTAGGGCGACGTTCATCTTGGTGACGGTAGGTGTTTCCGTCAGCATATTGAGGTTGAGGTTACCCAGCGTTCCAGGTGCGATGTGCTCGAGGCCGAAGCCAATGCTCTTCGACATCCCTTCGGCCAATATCTTGGTGCGATACGACTCAAGTCCAATGAGCTCATTATTAAGCCGAGTTACCTCGGCCATGGACTCATTAATACTGGTCTCGAGAGCATCGACAGTTTCATCTCCGTCCATGCTGCCCATCGTTACACCCCTCGTGAAATGACGCGAACCGAGGCGTCTTGGAAGTCACGCACCCAGTGATTGTACGTCTCCACCAGGTCGTTGGCTGGCGCCCTCAACAGCTCCACGTGGTCATAGATCTTATCCGTGACGATCGGTGTGTTGAGGATTTTGTAACGGGACTCCCACAGCGTCCGGACGTCATTGAGGACCTCGTCGGTATTACCGAGCAACATAACCTCATTGACCTCGGAGATTACCTTCATCGCAGGAATCATTGCCACCTTTTCATAGGCAATGCGATACTGGTCACCCTCCCCACAGGGGACTGGCACAGCATAGGCGATGCCAGCAGCAACCAACTTGCGCAGCAGCACATTGCGATCAGGACCGACGGCGATGCAGTTGCTTTGGAAATTACGCAGTAGTTCTCTCATTTACTTATTCCTTATGCCAGATTATCCAGGCGCGCGGCCTGCAAGAAGAGGTTGTTATTGGCCAGGCGTTCCAGTGTCTGTTGGAACTCCATCTTTGCTTGGCTACTACGACCAGCAGGCAACAGATACTTCCAGACAGCTTCAAGCCACTCAGCTTTATCCTTCACACCGGCCATCATAGTATCAATGGCCTCGACATCCTGCACCAGCTGACGTCGCCGTTCATCGGAAAGCTTCAACTTAAGCTCGCCGACCATTTCACGCTTAATACGCTCCATACGCTGACGTGGGTCGTCGTAGGTCTTGTTCATCGGACGCGCTGCCAGCAATACCAGGGCCGTAAACAGCGTCCCAACAAAGCCTGAGGATGCCATCAGTACGTGGTAGAGGAAGCTAACAGACTGGATGGCCACGTGGGTAGGCCAAGAGAGATACGACGGGTTGATGAACTGAGCACGGTATACCTTATCCAGTGCAATAGCCAGGTCGGAACCTGCACCATGGCGGACGGCAAATTGATCAGAGCTGAACTCATAGCCGCGATAGGAGTAGACCATGTCACCCTCTTCGTTACGGCGATTCTTCACAGTCTCGCAGACGAGGTGGGTAAAGATGACTTCCTTACCATCGAGTTTGGCCAGAGTTTCCTTTTCGATGAGGTTGGCATCGACTGCATTGGAAAACTCGGTCAGGATGACGACGCGGTCGGTATCTTGCTCTGTCTTCATGATTCGCTCGGCTGCAGACCATGCGGCGTAGTTAATCGACACGAGGTCGATGATACGCTCGAAATAGGTATACAGATGACCCAGCTCATGGAGCATGATCGCAGTAACCTCTCGAGAGGTGAACTTCTCACTCTTGAGGATTGCCGTGGTAAGGTACATCGGGGCCGTAATCTTACTGAAGTGTCCAGCAACCTTTGCATTCTTACGGTCGATGACGCCAGTGAACTTGTCGTTAACCATCTTGGAGATAGTGTGCATATCGTTGTTGGTAAACCAGCCACGATAGAAGTTGTTCAGCATCGGATGGTTCTTATCCATATCTGGGATACGAATCATCGCATTGGGGGACCAGGAGTCCTCAACGTCAATGCGAACTGACATGCCAGTGTAGTCTTCGATGAGCTTTGGAATGCCCATCTTGGCCGCTTCAGTGGTGCTGTAGATACCGGCCTTACGATACTGTTCAACCAGATCGGTTAACTCATCGTAAAACTTGGTGGACTGGTAGGCGATGGCTTCTACACCAACGGGGATGAAATCAGATGGCATGATGTGCTCCGTTATCGCTTGAGTTGTTCTTTGAGAGTCGCCACAGAGTTAATGTAGCGGTTCAGTACCTGCTTGAGTTTGAGGGCGTTGGAGACAGACTTCTGAATGTCCTTGACTGCTTTCTTCAGTCCTTCATTAGTCTTGGCTTTTTCATTGGCCTCGCTAATATCCGCCTCAGTAATCTCTTTATCCAACTTGACGCCAGAGGACTCGAACTCCTCCAACATCTTCTTAATCTGGCCGTACGGGTTGGCCACACCGGAACAGACGTCGTTGTAACCTTGGCTCGTTATCATCTCGACAAAGCGCTTTACTTCAGACTGGTCTGGATGGTATTTAACGCGGCCCGGGTCGATGGCATGGGCGTAGCCAACTCGACCTTCAAACAGCGCGGCCTTATCAGTGCCGAACTCTTCAACGGCCACCATCACGCGGCTGCCATGGCTGTTTGCATCGCCCAGTCCTTTAGCAGCAGCAATTACGTCAGCAGTCGTTGCATCACGTGGGTCGGCCATAAACTTACCCATGGCCTGGAATGCTTTCAGCACATGTCCAAGGTATTTGTAGGCCTCATTTACGAACCCCTCATCTATCTTGTAATTCACGGCACCAAGCACTGCCATAGGCAAACCTGCTTTGTTGACAAAAAGACAGGCGGTATCGGCGTCGGACTTTGCCAACGACGATTTAGATATGGCTTTAAGTACATCAACCGATTCATCGATACTGGTACCGTAGGCATAGGCGAAATAATAACCGACCTTGGAAACTGGATCAGAGAGACCGTCAAGGATGCGCTTCGCCTCACCCTTTTCAATAGAGGACGCTTTGCTTTTCCCGCTATCTACTTTCTTATCTGTCTGAGCCTTAACTTTGCTCCCATCTACTTTTGATTCGGCGCTCTCCAGTGTCTCTTCGGTCATATCACCTGCACCCTTAGACAACTTGGACTTAACCCACTTGACGAATTTGTAGATGAGTGTACCGACGCCACCTGCTGCCAATGCGGCTACCGCACCAGCACCGACTAACTTAGCGGCATGGATGTCGATGGATTCGACAGCGACTGCTTTCTTGGTAGTGCTGAAGTTGTGGGTCAACGTGCGCGGATTGATGTTTTTAAAGACACCAGGACTCAGCTGTTCCCCTTCCGCATAAATGGACTTTGACATACCAACGCGAACAACCTTTTCACGTAAAGCTTCGAGGCCTACGATGGTTACTCGTGTATCTTTTTCGAACTTCTCTAAGCCGACGGCTACCACCTCGTCTTCTTTATAATCAAATTCACTCATCGTAGACTCCGTTATTTTCGACAAGTCGGACTATAGTTTGTTAACGTACCCATACGCAGGATATCACCATGTCAGAGCGCATTGAAAAAGACAACATTGCTGGCATTGAATGCAAGCACATTGCATATCAAGCCGCCACCGATAAGTCCCTGCACGACCTCATGGTGGCCAAACTGGTCATTCATACAAAGGATGGTCGGCAGGTGCATCGGGTCGAATTCATCGAAGATTACAAAAGACCGTTCTATATCACCAAACCACCATATCAAAACCATCAGGATAAGAAAGAATACGAAGAGTTGGAGAAGCTCACCAAGTACGAGTGTACTCAGGTAGAGATGTCGCTGAAGATACAGATGGCATTAGGTAGACGCCTACCTGACCCTAAGTTGCAGCTTCGTCAGGTTTGTCAGAGTCCGTATGTCTATTATGCCGACTTTAGTACGCCGACCTACCTACGCTCTCTCTATCGTAAGAAATGGCCTAATGCCGTATCGCGTAACCGTGTGGCCGTGCTCGATACTGAGCGTGACGTAACCTTCGGTACTAATGAAACGGTACTGACGTCGGTCACGATGGGTAAGAAGAAAATAGTAGGCGTTGTTAAGTGGTGGGCTGACCGCATTCCTGACTTCAAAGAGACCATTGAAAAGAAGTACCGCGAGTATCTGTCCGACGTAACGCTCAAGCGTTCGGTCGAGGACCCAGAGACTGGTGAGAAGGTTAAGAAGTCGGTTAACGTAAACCTGGTTGAAGAGCGTGGCGCTGAGATAGATTACATTATCTGTGATACGGCGGGTCAGGTAATCCGCGAGGTTATGAAACGTGTTCACCTGGAGCTGAACCCAGACATCTTGGCTATCTGGAACATGAACTATGATATTCATGAAATCATCAAGATGCTCCAGAAAGACAACATTGACCCAGCCGAAGTGTTTAGCCATCCAGATACGCCAGACCGCTACAAAGCGTTCAAGTACCGCGAAGCCAAGGCTCAGCGTGAGACTAACTCGAAGATTATCTCACAGCACCCAGCAGACCTGTGGCACGTCGTATATGCACCGGCCGCATTCTACATTGTAGATGCGATGTGTCTGTTTAAGAAAATTCGTACTGCTAAGGGTAATGAGCCTGACTATAACCTCGATGGCGTGTTGAATCGTCACTTGGGCGTTGGTAAGCTTAAATTCAAAGAGGCTGACCACCTTAAGAAGCTAGCCTGGCACATCTTCATGCAGCAGCACTACCCAGCCGAATATGTTATCTATAACTTGTTTGACTGTATCTCGATAGAGCTGTTAGATGAAGAGACGGGGGACATGAACCTCACCATTAACTCATTGGCTGAGATAAGTGAGTTCTCCATATTCCCTTCACTACCTAAGCGTCTGGTAGACATTCTCCACCTTTTCTATGAAGAGCGTGGTAAGATTGCCGGCTGCGTTGGTAGTGATATTACGTCCCCTCTGGATGATGAAGTCATTGGGATGGATGGCTGGATCAAATAGGCATCCACACATACCTATATACTATGTGTATGTATATAGGGAGTGGTAAAAATGCCAGAGATATTTAATTTTACTGAAAGTGCAGATTTCCCTGGATATTACATTATACCTGACTTTAATCAGTATGCAATATCGATTGATGGTTCAGTTATAAATGTAATAAGTGGGAAGAAAATAAACCCAGTAATATCAAAACCATCAAAAAAATCTATCACGGGCGGGTATCGGCTGTTTAGATTAATTAAAGATGGTAAGAAATACCATCGTGGCAGACATGTTTTGCTATGTAGGGCCTTTAAGAAGTCTATAAGTGGGCACAGTATCGTAAATCACATCAATGGCATCCCCGGCGACGATTGGCTTGAAAATCTTGAGTGGTCTACCTACTCTAAGAATACGCAGCATGCCTACGATAATGGCTTATATCCTAACAAAACAAAAAAGATTTTCATTGGTCGAATCAATGGTTCATTTGAATCATTTATCTCGATAGCCGCGGCCAGTCGGTCGTTGGCCGTATGTGAAAGTACTGTTAGGAATCGACTTACAAGAACACCAAAGGTCCTTTTTAGTGATGGTTGGGGCGTGGGGCTAGATAATGATTCATGGTCAAGCGAAGTAAGGGCTACTAGGGAAACCTATCCAATACGAGCTATGGATATTGAAACTGGCACTACAACTGTTTTTAGTAGCGTATATTCAGCGGCCACAAAACTTGGCCTAAATGACGATACAATACATCTTGCACTTAAGCGTAGTCCATCGATAACTGGTGGATATCAGTTCGGTAAAATTCTCTAGGTCCCACTAGCGGGCGACTGCTAGTGAAAAAGACATTTAATTGCTGGAAAGCAACAGATATCTATACGTAAGGTATCTGTGCCTAAAGCCTAGAACACCACAGCGAAGTAGGAAACTACATGCGTAACGGTTTGAAAAGTTCTAGGATGTGGTTTATACCTAAATGGCTAATCAGCAGCGAAGGGCCTAAGGAGCGTCGTGAGATGCACTAGGGTCAACGTTCAACGACTATCCGGTAGCTCGGAGTACGGGACAAGTGTCCTGGAAATGGTGTCCCCTCTATAGCGACTGAAGAAGTCGCCATAATTAGAGGTGATGATATAGTCTCGACATATGGTTAAATGCCATAGCAGCGCCAAAGAGCGCGGCCACTGACTAACGAACAGTGGTGAAGATTTCGCGTAACTTTACCAGCCTATGCGGTAGAGCGTAATGGTCTCTACTGTATTGAGGAAGTTCCTGAACAGCAAACGATGATGCGTCGTCAGACATCGGATGCGGATATTCTTCAGGCCTACCCAACTGGTGGTAGCGTCATGAATATCTCTAAAGAGACCACATTTATCGAGGTCTACGAGATTGAGGGCGTTCCAGAGGAAGCCAGACGTAGGGCAGGTATTAACCTGACCGGCGGTCAGACTAACGCGATAGAGATTTGCAATGACATCCTAAAATTCCCTTTCATTGAAGACGTCGCCGACGCCTTCCTGAAGGACCTTGAAGAAGGACTTGTGTAATGGCTGGTATCTTAACTCGAGTGATGGGGTTTGACCCCATCTCTACTAACGTAGGGGTGGAGAACGCCACCCCTACTAACGTTATAAAAGAGACTGAGTACAGTTTCTTTTTGCTGCTGACCGATGAGCAGATTCAATCTGTTTTGTCCAAGTACGAAAACAACCCCTTTGAGATTTTCCTCGAGGGCAAGTTGCCAGGCAATGACTCCCTGCGTCCGCGCATTCGTCAGTGGCTTGACAGCAACGGTCAGTTTAAGTCGGCGTCTCTGGAAACCAAAGTACCGGTAGGTGACAGTAAGGAAGAGTATCCTAACGACATCTGCCAGATGAACTTCCGGGCACTGGCGATGGCCTGCGATAGCATGACGTCGCGTGTACGTATCCACATTCCGTTGGCTAAGCCAGACGGTAGTCCGTACTTGAAGAAGGACGGCAGTCAGATGGGCTGGGAACTGGACCTGTTCTACAACCCCGTGTTCGACGGTTCTATCAACAACTGGGTTAAGATAGAGCTGGAGGTGGACGCACTGACCGTTGCGGACATGGATATCGTTAATGTTATCCCCTTCGAATATGAGCGCCTCATCAACTCCAAGTCACAGGACCCGCAGGACCGTCGTATTATCGGTGACCTCTACTCCACCGGGTACAACATTGCAACCAACCGCAATGCTGACTACGAGACAATTCCCACTATCCGTAGCGTCGGTACTGAAGAGTTCTTTAGCTTCTCCATTCCGGGGAACGAGGACTTCGACCTTAAGAACGTCGCAATTGCAACAGTTTTGATTTCGCTTTTTGCTGCCCTTGCTGCATGGATTAGTAAAAAGATAGGAGGGGGGAATGGCAGTAGTGGTAGTGGTGGTGGCGGTGGCGGTGCTCCAACTATTACCGTTAAGTTGGGCGACCGTATCTCTAAAATGGAGACGGCGAAGCCACCGGCAGTCAAAGCAATACCTGCAGCTAAGGCCTCGGCTAAACAAGTGAATAACACAGCGCCGGCGGTTAGTACGCCGCATAAACCGGCTACTAGCGCTAACCCAACACCTCCGCTGGCGCAACGTACGGAGGCGGCAATTGAAGTTGGATTAAAGTCAAAGGCACCAGAAGCACGGCCGTTGAGTAGAGCGAAGATTCGCCTAATTGAAGAGCTTAAAGGTTACTTCTCATTCAAGCAGCAGTGGGGTGAGCCAGGCCCATGCACACTGCACCTACTTTTGGATGAAATTAATCCAACTGGGGCGTATTATGATTTCGTAGATGTTGCTACCGCAAGCCTTAAGCTTGAACGCGCTATATCTAATAATGTCCAGGGTTTCCAATACGCCGCCTTTATGGCTCGCGAGGGCGTAATGTTGAAAAACGCGAGGCTCATTGAACAGGTCTATGATCCAAAGATTGCAAGGGGACAAATTCAGATAATGAAGGAGTCTCTGGCCACTATGGCCGAAAAGCTTCCGCCATACCTCAATGATGTTGACGCGGCGCTTAATGGAGACGAGACTATCGATATTGCCGATTTGACCAGTCGCCTGACTGAGCTCTTTGACTACTTCGAAAAAGAACGTACGGATAATTCTGGTTATCTCTTTTTAATAAAAGATCGGGATGCCGAAACACGCATCTCTTTTGCAAATAAAGATGAGATGATTAAGTCCAAACAAGACCTTGAGACTTTTGTAGACGTTGGCAGCACATTTGAAAATGTGTTCGATGTCGATAACCTCAATTTGGTCAAACATGAACTCACTGAGGGTTTGCAGTTAGCTAATTCGATTTCTGTAACGCTGGGTGAGATGGCGGACCGCATGGAGAGGGCAACCATGAGCCGCCACGATGGGAGTGGGCCAACTGCCAAAAACCTCAGAGAGGTACTTGGTAGAGAGCACGTTTCTAAGCACCTCAAGCTTAGAAATATGGTAGCGCTCTGGGCCACTACCGTAAGTTATTGGGTCACTGACATGTACCGTGTTAATAATCTCACGACTCGTATATGTGGCGCAATTACGCACGGACTAGAAAAGACCGTCAAAGCAGAGAAGTGGCTTGAGACGTTTAAAGATGACATTCAAAAAATCAACGATGAAGACGTTAAAGCCTACGAGCAGAAACGTTACGTGGTCCGCGACTAGCCGCATAAAACGCAGGAGGGCCGAAGCCCTCCTGCTTATGCGCACTTACTTGGGGAAGAACGCCATGAAGGATTTCTTGGATTCTTCTTTGTTGATGATGCTAGCCACGTACGGGATGGCTTGGCGCTCGTTAATCAAGCGCTTGTCGCCCAGGCCGGCGTAGGCGATCAGGCAGGTCAGCAGACGCACGTAACGCTCGCGGTTCTCTTTGCGCAGCTGGTTCAGGTGCAGGTACGGACGCTCTTCACTGAACGCACCGTTGTCGCAGGCAGCGATGGCGTCGGTCAGATAGACGATCATGTCGTGCTGCTCAGCACCGGACGTGGTAGCGATGGTGCTGATAGCGGAGGACAGGGAGCAGGTAGCGTTGATGGCTTTCTCGCGGTTACCGGCATTGATAGCCAGCGCGGAAACGTACTCATCGACCTGAGTCTTGAATGCACGCATGGCATTGGAGGCGGTTACGCGGGAGACCTGGGTCTCTTCCATCTTGGGCTTGGTGACGAAGAGATCCTTGGGTGCATCTTGGATTGTTTCTCGTACGGGCGCCTTTTCCTGGACAGCCGGCGCTTTTTCAGTAGCGCCAGTCACTTTGGCTTCGGCAGCGGCGGCATCACCAACCTGTTGCGGTTTTGCTGCGACATCTTTGTTATCGGCCATCGGTATTACCTCAGATATTGTTGATTTACCGGATATGTAAACCCGGAATGTATTTAGCAGTGGACAGTTCAGTGCCGTGCATTGACGACATGAACGCGTACATGATATCAGAACCTACGTTAGATATCTCGGACGCTACTGCGCGCGGACTACGTGACAGCGCCTTACCACAGCAAACTTCACAGAAGTCAGTATGCGTGGCTTTACATAGTAATGGGCGTCTGATAGCAATGACTTTATTGATGTTGGCTTTGGCCAACTCCTCGGTAAGCTCAACATAACCTACCCCGTCGAACATGTTAAGTCCGATATAAGCACGGAAGTTGTACTCGGTAAGTGTGAAGCGATAGAGTATCTTCGTACCACAATCACCTGGGATGATTTTCGTGTTCTGATAGATACGTTGCAGGAACGTTACTTTCTCACCACCCAGTGCCGTATCCGCACCGCGGTCATAAGAACCTTCACGGATAGCATTGAACACCGCAGGCAACTGGGACATATCTGTCCCTTTGTACAGCGGCTTGGCGATAAGGGTGAAGTAGCCTTCTTTCTGGAACGCAGTCTCCAGACCATGCAGCAGGAAGAGCTTCTTACGCTTAACGGCGATGGCTTTACGACTAATAAAGAAGTCGATAGACTCATCTTTAGACAGCCACTCAATGTCCATATTGATAAGGACTTCTTGAATCTCTGCCACGTCAGCTGCTGTTAGCTTACGGCCATTGCCGTACTTAGCCAATAGCTCGTCACGGACTTTCTCAACTCGTGGGTCAGTCGTCAGTGAACGCTCAGTACCGGTAGGTGTAACATAAGGTGCCATTGACGGCAACTCATATTGCGCCTTAACGAACTTGGCAATCTCACTAGCGAAGAATACCAGCTCGCCCTCCTTGGGTACGTAGTCGTCATCCACTGCCTTACTGGCAAACTTCTTAACCATGTCACCAGAGCGACCTTTATGAAAGAAGGGTATCTTGTCACCAAAGGCGTAGGTCACTACCAAGAAGTTATAGAGCATGCGGCCGTAGGTCGTCTCTATCTCCTCGGGTTGGTTAATACACGTGAGGGCTGGGAACGTTGCCATCTCACGGTCGTTATACAGCGGATTACTGGGATCTGCACCCTCGATAAGATTCCAGACGTTCTGTTCCTTATCGAACCAATAAACCCCGTCAGTACGATAGTCAATATCGTATTGCTCGGGTTCATAGATGGAGAATATCTCTTGCTCCTCCTCATCGAGGTCGGCAGGAATCTCCAGTGGCAATTTGGTTACGGAGAAGAGGCTGATACGCCAACTTCTCCAACGCCAGCGACCTAACTTACAACCGGCGATGAATAGCTCATGTCTGTTCATTATCTTCCCTCATGCCAAATACGGTTTGTAGCGCGAGGTCGGCATACTTGATGGCTGGGATGATGTGCGTCTTACGATCTTCGTCAATGAGTTGCATGACGAGTTTTTCCACGTCACTACGATACGCGTCTTCGTAGTTATCGTGGCGAGTAAGAAGCAAACCCGCGACTGCAACACCAATAGCCTTGCTGTATTCGTCAGGGCGGTTCTTATCGTAGTTAATAACGCACGCAGAGACCAGTTCATCCATAGTACGCACGTAACCATAGTTACCTAGCAGTGGAACCACGGCGTTGTTAGGGAAGCGCTCAGCGAACTTAATGATGTTCTCAATAATCTCTGGCTTAACGCGCTTTTCGTTCTCTTCTTCTCGAAGTTGCTTGACGACCAGCGTACCGCGGATAGCATCGTGGGTCTTTGGCAGGATGTCATAAACCACGTCATGGTACTCAGACGCCGGATGGCCGGTTATCTGTGAGATGAGGTTACCAAGCATGATTCCGCCCGGCTCGCCTGAGTCGACAATGGCCATGAGCGTATCATAGTCATCCCACTCCTCGATGTCAAACAGTAAACCACTTATGATATGACTGACCTGAATGGGCCTATGGTATATCATGTCGCGGTCGTATGTGACGCCGAGTTTATCTAACAGACTGCGAGCGCAGGCGAAGATAAAGTCCTCGATTTTATCAATCGCATCCATAACGCTATCGTTGGTTGCGATTATCTTCATCGTAAACCCGTCGAGGTCGTCTTGGTAGCCAACCTCATACAAGCTATTCACGATAGCGATGAGGGCTTGAGAACGGACGGGGTGGCGTGCTTCTTCCAGCATGCTTTTCAGATCTTCGTTCATGGCCTTCTCTTTTTTGGTTAAAAAATACGCACCGATACATTATACGAACGGCACCATATGATGTCTCTATTAAGGAATCGAAAATGACGGCAAAACTCGGGAAGCTTTCTGTACTCGCCGCAGCGGTTGGCGTTGGTCGCGGATTGCGCAAACGGCGCGAAGAGAACGTGCGTACCAGACGGTATAAAGAACAGGGCGGTATGGACCTTTCTCGTAAGGACAACCACGACCGTGAGATTCGTTCAAGCCTTCGCATGATCAATAATACTGTTGAGATGACCGAAGTCGAACTCAACCGTATGTTGGATGGCTACGAGACTGCGGCCGACGATGAAATCGGTCGGGAGTTGAAGCGGTCCATTAATACCTGGGGCGACCAGCTCAGTAATGACCTTAACGACCTGCGTGCTGTTAAGGAAAAGGTAGAACGCCAAGCGGAAGAATTCTGGAATGGCGATGGTGCTGACTCGGTTGAAAACACCATGATCTCCATCTCCATCTGCGCACTGGTCAACGATGAGTGTGCGAAGCACGTACGTCGCCGTAGCGACATCCTGGATCAATTTAGTTGCGATGTACGCAACCTTAAAAAACGGATTGGGTCCAAGTGACCCAACCCATTTCCTTTATGCTAAGGAGTAAGTAATGTCTGATGAAATCATTGCCGGTGTCGGCACAGAAGTAAAGCTGGCTGACGATGACCTTCCTGTGATGGCCGTTGGTGCAGACCCGGCAGACCCCGCCCTGCCAGAAACGCCCGCACCTGCTCAGAACGAGCCGGAGGCTGAACAGAAGCCGTCTGAAGAAGAGCAAGATCCTGACGAGTACGACATCGAAGCCCCTCTCGTTAAGACCACGTCTGAGCCTTTCATTTCTGAGAAAGGTAAAGCATGGGAATATGACACTCCGATGGAAAGCTTTAACGGTCCTATCGAAGACATCATGCATGCCAACCGGGACAATCGTGAAGAGTTTCGTGAGGACCCGAATAACAAGCTCCGTATTCGTAACCTCACTACTCGCGCTCAGTTCTTCGAGGCCATGCGACGCGAGGGCGCTAGCTGGGAGCTGAGCAAAAAACACGGTAAACATACCATTGGTATCGGCACTCCGGCCATCAGCACTGCCAGTAACGTACTGCGTGGGAACATGGCACAGACCATCCTGCAGCGCGTGGCTAACCTGGGTGCGAACATCGTCTGCGTGTTGCCGCGTAGCTGCATCTATCTGGAAATCACTCCTCCGGGTGATGATGCAATCATCGCGTATGACTATGGCTTCCTGACAGACCGCAGTAACCTGGGTATGTCCACTGCCGGTTTGCTGTTGAGCGCCTCTAGCGGTACGTTCGTATCTGCTAACGTTGAGCTGGCGCTGAGCCACGTGGTTAACACCAACGTGCAGAACCTCGGCGGTAGCAATATCGTCACTGCACTGATGGAGCGTATTGACCCGCTCGACTACCCCATCATCATGAATGCCCTGATGGCTGCCCGTTACCCTAACGGCTATCCTTGGGTACTCAAGTGCATGAACCCGCAGTGCGATGGTCGCGTTGAAGGTCGTCTGAACTTCGGTCGTACTCAGCGGATTGACTTCTCTATGCTGACCGATGACCAGTTGAACATGCTGGCTACCAAGAACCGTGCCATCACCGATGCTGAACTCAAGAAGTATCGCGATGCGTTCCGTGTATCCGATAAGTCTCGTTTCGAATACAGTCCGGAGATCGACATCCATCTGACTACTGGTAACCTGCTTAGCTATGCGGATAATGCTGCTAGCTGGAAGACTACCATCGAAACCAGTCAGACCAAGGCACTGACCAGCTATGCAACTGATAACGAGCGTAAGACCTTTACTGATGCTCAGATTCAGGCTCACTACATGCGTAAGTTTGCGCACTTCGTTGAGCGCATCACCATCACTACTGGTGACCAGGTCAGTACTATCGAAGGCTACGAAGAGATTCTCGCCTCTTTGACCACGCTGTCGAAGAACGTAGAACGCTCACTGGCATTCGAAGAACACGTCATTGAGTGGATTGAAGACAACACCATGGCACTCATCGGCCACCCGTCCTACGAGTGCGAACTCTGTCATCAGATCACCAGTCCTAACAAGGAAGGGGCGTTCCGTAACTTTGTTCCGTTGTCTATCGACCGCATTTTTTTCATAGTATCCAGACTGCTATCACAGAGGCTGGTGGGACAATCGAAGATTCAATCCGAAGTCTAGATTTCTCCGACCGGGTTGTCAGAGGCGGTGACGGTAAAACCAACGTAGAGCGTCTGACGAGCTTGCCTTTCCCTAAGGGTAAACTTACCTACCTTGAGGCAAGGCAGGTGATACTGGACGCCTATGATAAAGACTATGGCTTGGACACTGGTATTGCCGGTGTGTTCATGGATCCTAAGGAGATGCCTTCATCGTCATCTCTTTATAAGGCTCGCTTTCGTGAGTACCATGAACTTAAGATCAGTCGTTGGTACCCGAACTTCCGAGACTACCTCGCCCTACCCGCCTACCTCATTGAAGAGACGCGGGATGAGGCAAAAGCAGCTCTGGAACGGGAAGGTTCAGAAGCGGATCGTGTTGCCAATGCAGTTCAGACTGCAATAAATGGTAACAAGCAGTAAATAGACACAAAAAAAAAGAGGGAGGGCGCGAGCCCTCTCTCTTTATGCGTCTAGTCGGATTGTTACCCAAGGCAGGAATGAATTAACCATCAGACGGTAGGCCACGTTAGGGTCGTTCCGTTCTGTCTGGCTATCCAGTTCTTGCCAAACCGCCCACTTGTATCGCTCGAAGCCAGGCGTATTACGAATGGACGACAGGCGAACCAGTTGGTAGGTGACACCACGGTGTTTAAAGTGGATAGTTCCGATATGTCCAGCAGTGGCGTGTCTGTGGAACTCACGGTACAGCGCGCTAGTGCCGTCCGTGAACTCGTCTAACAACGCCGGCAGTGCTGGGTATGCTGGGACCACCTGTTTAAGGAAGTCTTCCAGAGGCTGCCGTACGCTCATCTTAATTACCTCAGTGAATGACGAAGCTACTACCCATAGTAAGGGCCTTAGTCACTTTCCCCTCGAACTTCTTCAGCTTACGCTTGTAGTAGTCCACCTGCTTACGTACCTGTCTACATACCGGGAATACAATCTTCGGTACGATGCCCCACTCAATGAGCGTGGTCTTACGGGTACGGCCAAGTATCTGCAAGCTAGCCTGAATGTCATCAACGGCGACCGTCGTCAGGTTAAGCACCAATCCCTCATAGTCAACAGCGGTTCCTGACTTACCACGAGTAGATACGATGAGATCACCAGTTTTGGCTTTGTCGTACTTATCCCCCTGGATGTATCTCTCTACGCGTTTACCAGGGTGTCTACCTTGGATGAACCGAGTAAAGCGAGTACACATCTCCTTCGTGGCAAACAACACCAATGCCCGCTGTCCGGGCTTCCAGTTCTCGAAGAACCATGGAATCAACAACCGGTTGAGCATATTGAAATACTCACTCTCGGTGGTCTTCTTCTTCATAATCAACTTTTCAAACTCAGTGTGATTATACATGCTCATTCGATTTAACCGACCTACGGCCTTCGGGTCATTCCAGTTGAAGTAGATACCATACATCTCGACGTAGGCGTCATATTCGAGATCAAATCGCGCCTCCTTAGGGAAGCGTTCTTTGTATCTAGCCTTCATGAAATCCTGTTCAGGGTCCAGAGTGGCTGACAAATCCAGCACATGCTCATGGTCCATCATGATAAACGACCAGAAGTTCATACGGAACAGCTGATGCGATTCATCATAGACAGTTAACCCAATACCCAGTTTCTCAATGAAGTCGTACGGGGAGACCTTGAAAAAGTCCCCACTACACCATTTCTGAATGTAGTTATCAATGCAGTGTGACGAGATAAGGATGACTTTGATGTCTTTATCGCCCTTGCCTGTAGAGTTCATCCTACCGGCATCTGCGATGAGGAACAGGTCCTCAAGTTCATCTAGGTCCTTAACGCGCACAAACTCGCCTGGGCGTGGCTTAAGCCCGCCTACGAGGTCACCCTGCCATTTATCAACATATCCAGCTTTGGTAATAACTAAGACGCGCTTACCTAACTTAACCATGTACTTCATAGCCGACTTCGTGTTATGCGTGACTATCCAACTCTCTGTAACGTACAGACTGTCGGCGTTGTCAACAGAAATACACGTAGCCTCACCACGACCACACGGCTCAATGGACTTCACACGAAGTTTCAAATCTTTCGCATATTGTCCATCGTCTCTGGTTAGCTCTTTCTTTCTGGTAAGATGGAACAGCATTGACGGCTTCTTCATTCGAATGAAGACAATGTATGCTAACTTACCTTCTTTACGCTCCCCGTTGTGAGTGTAGAAAGGGCGCTTAGTTGAAATCGAGGCAATGCCACCCAGTGAACGAACCAGCTCCTGAACTCCTAGCGCTAAAAGCTCGCTAGTCGAGCAGAACGAGGGCTGACCACCATCCTTGTTAACCGTACCGTCAGTATCCATGAGTCCGCGTAGCAGCTCCCAGCGCTGTTCTATGGACCCTTCGAAATACTGTTTGGGGATGAACTTGGTGTCACAGACAGTGTCCATTAACTCAAGTTCCCGCAAGCCTTTTAAAACCGGATTGTAGGTACCGACCGTTCCAGATATTGCTCTCGTTATACCGTCCTTATAAAGGGTCAGCTTAGAGCCTGTCGGTAGCAGACTCTCTACACGATCAGCCAACTCAACGTCAGGCTTAGAATACTGAACCGTCCGTTGTGTTAGAGAACCGTCACCAAGCAATACTCCAAGTATATATGGATTTACAGGGAACTCTTTCTCTGTGGTCTCCTCTGGTTCGGGTAATGGAATGTACACGCGCGGGTTAGGCATTGATATCAGGCGTTTCATCTCCAGCGTGTCACGTACGCCCCACCGACGCTTAGGTGTGGTGTTAACGTAGAAGCACTGCCACAGATGCTCTCCACACGCTTTTACTGTGCGGCCATCGTCAAAGGTAACGTCATACAAGTCAACTTCGCCTTGAGGGAATACCCCAACGACGTTAGTCGGCTTACCGTCACCGCCAATAACGACATCACCCACCTCAATCTTGCCCATTTTCTTCCAGCCACCGGGAATACGAATCTCGGTGTCATTCCACATCGCCTTACCACGACCTGTTTGAACCTCCAGGACGGTATGTTGGCGACCCTCTACCAGCGCTAAATCCGTTGCCTCGTTCTGCCACGCCCAGTACTCATCATCCTCTACGAGTCTAAGTGTGTGCCTATCGAATGTTACTTTGTCTCCTTTCTTCTTAGGCACTTTATTCACAATATCGATTTTAACCGTCGTTCGAAATTGTGTCTTCATGTGGTCGAGGAATCCTTTTACCTCCTCCCATACTGCCTTTATATAGACGAATTGTTCGCGTTGCTTATCGTAGACGAAGAAGTTATCGCCCGGCACGATGGTAACTTTGCCTCGCACTCTATCAATCTTTGGAGAGTTGTATCTTCGGTTAAAATCATGAAGAGCGGAAGTCAACGCGATGTTAGTCGTTCTTACAGCAAACCCGGTATTCCACCGGTCAATAAAAACTTCTATCATCAATACTCCAAAAAAAGAGGGAGGGCGTGAGCCCTCCATCCTTTATTTATACTTCCCGTCTGGAATGTAGATGAGATCATCCATAATGGAAGAGAGACGCACGGTCTCAAGGTATGCCGAGGGATCAGTAAAGACTTCAGACTGACGCTCAAACAACATCGCAACACCCAAACTACGGTGACGGATGATTTCGTCATGAGAACGGAATACACCACCTTGCTTACCGGATGGCATAGACCAGTCACCAACACGCGTGTCATTAACACGAGTGGCTGTCAACACGGTCGCAATATGGCCCATGTGAAGACCCTTGAGCTTCTCAGACATCAAGAAGTAAGTATCCCACAGTGCAAGGTCAACATCGCGATACGTCGCAAGCATAGGCGCTCTGTGACGCGTTCCACGACTGGAACTGGTTGGCAGTGGTTGTCCATCCTCATCCATGTCCGACTTAGCGGAACGAATAAAGGTTTCCAACCGGCTGGCGAACTCAGACATGTTTTCGTGTCTGTGCTGATAAACGAAGAGCGGGTGTTTGTACGACCACTTGCCCAGATTGATGTGGAACCAACCACCGTCCCGCTCCCAAGAGTTGCGATGGATGTACTGGAGTGCTGCTGGTGACAGTGAGGCATGAGTGCCACACTTAACCATGTCAAATACCTGCTCCTGTGCTGTAGCCCCCGTAGTTTCGTCCAGTAGATAGAACGACACCTGACCAATCGAACTCACCCTCGCAACATCCATATCGGATATCTTGGTAGCGTAGTTGACATCAACCAACCCTGGTGCATCTTTGGCTTGGAATGCCATCCAGATGTTAGTTCGGCCCTTAAAGGACTTCAGATACAGTTCGTCGTCTTTATCTCTAATCTCCAGGTACTCTTTCTCCCGTTCAGACAGTATTGCAACGAACTGGTGAACGATGAAGTCCAAGTGCTTGGTAGAGATGATGATCTGTGTGGTAGGCTCGTTAATAGACGTGCTACTAACGTGGCCCGGGTTAGTATCGTGGGGTATCCCATAGGATGTCATCCCATAACACGTTTCGCAAATCCGCTGCTGCGGTGCATACTTACAGCACAAAGAGGATCTGAAACGGATGGTTTTCCCTAAAAGGTGGAAATCTTTATCGCGTATTTCACGCAAGACGTCCTTACCCTTTTCATTGACGACTTCGTACAATCCAGACAGAGACTGGATCATCTTCTTACCATACTTGTCGTTAGGTATTTTGAACTCATGACTGTCATGAGTCCCGCAGTCGCCAGGAACCAACTCACGAATAACCGCACACGCCAGCTGCATTTTGCGGTTGAAGTATTCCGCTGCTGCTACTGGGTCTTTGTTAAACAGTAATGCCTTGGCCGCTGAACGGGATTCCATCGCATAGGCATCCAGACTACCCAGTCCTTGCGCAAAGCCGCGCTTAACTGGAATGGTATAGATAACCGAGTCGATATCAGTTGTACGCCCGCGCGGGCCGATAGACTGCAGAATCTGCTCAACCTTAACCGTACTATTCATTACAGCTCGGACGATAGGGTTTCGTCTGTAGCGTTTACTCCGCAGTACTTGCTCAATGGTTGCATGAGCACGGTCAATGGTAGGCAGGGCATCCGTTACTTGGTTGTTGGCTGCTTTGATTTCCTTATCTTCCAGTAGTTGGGTGATGTCAGAATAACCTGTAGTAGATATGCTCCGATGACACCGAGTAACGATTGCATTGTAGCTTTCGTTATACAACTGCTGGGCCAACAGCCAAACATCTTCCTTGGGGATGTCCAAGTTAATAGTGGCTTCAACGGCATCCCAAAGAAGCTCCCGAAAGAGCTTATCTGTGAATACTGCGTCGTTGATGAAAAGCGTGCTATTAACCTTTACTTCTTCCCAGTTAGCAGCAATCTTCCACAAATACCAGCTACCAATCATTACGTTGACAGTATCGGTTGTAATCTCAACACCATCATCGAAACGAATGATAATCTGGCCAGGCTTCGGCAGGGACCAGATCTCGTCCTCTGACATATACATCAAGTCACGAACTGTGTATAGCTCCAACATACCAATCAATGCTCCTGAGTTGTAAACGCAGTACCGCCTGTAGCCAGTACGTGATGACAGATTGCCAGACCATTATGTCGTCCAAGCGGGAACCGTTTACGGTCTACCGCCTCTTCGATACACATTGGCCGTTCTGCAAGAAGCACAGCTTCGGTCATCTCATCCTGAACGATTGGGTTGTTGGAACGGTCCATGGCCTCTGCACCGATAGCACCGCCAGAATAAGCCAACTGATGGCGTTCTTCTGCCTCGCCGTGGAACTTGATGGAATGTTCACGGATTGGGCGGCGATGTTTGTCACGGCTATGCAGTTTGGCAATGGTGCCGAACTGTTGGAACCGGCAGGCTGATATGGCGGAGAAGTCACGACCAGTCTTATCCAGACGAATCATGTACAGCTGACCGATGGTAAATTCCTCATCTGTCAATTCTCGCTCACCGGTTAGCGGATTGGTTACCCACAGTCTAGTTCTGCGTGGCGGATAATGGTCGTCCAAGAACTTCATTATCTCATCGACCTGCTCCGGACGCTCATGGCGAATGTTCATACGCAGGGGGACATTACGCAAGTCGTTGATGAACTCCATTTGCAGCTCTTTGGTGGGGTGAGCTTTTAGAATTGCTTTCTCCCACATACTGGCTGTTCCATGGATAAAGCCAAAGACATAGTCAATGATTTCATCATCAGGACGACCCTCATCCATCATCTTAATGGCATTCTCACGCACAACACCAGCAGAACTGGACAACGTATGCTCGAACATACGGTTGTAGTTCGTACGACGCAGCGTTGCGTTTTCTGCCATTGCGATATCAATCTCGGTGCCATCTTCACCGATCATCATATCTTTATCTTCTTCAACGGCACCCACGATACCCTTACCACCAAACGTATCGGTAATCTTACCAGAAACATCCAATGGGATTTCATACCGCACGGTTACTTCAATGCGGTAGTCTTCCAGGTTCTCGTACCCGAATTGCTTCTTGCGAATAATCAGGTCTTTTGGCGTAATAAAGCCATCAGGGGCATCAGCTATTGCCATTACAGCCAATGCATGCATCTCGGGGGTAAGACGCAGACGTTTACCAAAACGTGATTTGATAGAAGAGTAGAACTCTCGAATCTCCTCCATGAACTGAGAACTGGCGCTAACGTCTTCTTCCGGCAATGCCTGAAGTTGACTAATGTCACGATACTTGCTGACCTGAATATCGCCTTGCCAGATTTTGATGTCAATGACTTCAGCACCTGGGTCGGTATATATCGGGTCGTCGAAATGGCCACAGATTTCGGACATCTCGGCTTCGGTCATTTCAATCCCGGCCAGGAGCGGGTTGTAAGACCTTTTTGCTAATAAAATTCCTGACATACCAACTTTGTCGCCGATACGTGGAATCATCCGGCGATTGCCAGATTCATCTACGTGTGGATAAAGCAGGAACTCATTCGGCCCTACGTTCATCACACCGGTAAAATAACCATAAGAGAGCATTTTATCTGCAAACTTACGGCGAACTAACACAGCATCTTCGATAACCTGAGGATGCGAAACCAGAATAGCGTTGGCGTTAATCCCCAGCGCATATTCACCGTTGATGTTACCCGGACTATCGGCCAATACATCACCACGTGCAAGGATGTCGTGTTGTTTAAGCTTACGTCCCAATGGTGTGATCACATAATCGAAACCGAAGTACTGGTGGTTACACAGGTACTTTGGAATATGAATCACGCCCACTTCGTTCTGATCATCCAACATCTGAACGAATACATAGGTTTCCAACGGTTTGCCAATACCATATTCACCTGTCGCGTAGCGGCTAATAACTTTCATGACACGGCAGTCTGATTCTGCAATGACGTTAAAGGTTGTTTTACCGTACTCAAACTCCGAACCGGTGAAGATGTTACGTGGCTCGTTACCAACTACCCATGGGGCTTGCAGGTAGTGGGCACCTTGCATCTGTACACGAGAACCAGATGAGGCGTCCGCTGCAGGCATGAGTTCAGTAACACTACCAACGGTTTCCGTACACAGTGGTATTCTATCAAACATACCCTGAATATTATCGCTATTATCCATTAACCATACCTCGTGACGCATGTGATGCTTTCTGCACATCACTATGATGATATATACCTGAATCTACTTTGAGAGGATGTACCATGGCATCTATGTTAAGTACGCTTGCAACGTACAAAGTTCCCGACTACGCCAAGTCAGAAACGATACGTAACAAAATGAAGATTGCCAAACACTTCATTAAAAACCACCCGGATACCACCATGGTTACGGTGGACATTAACAAAGCCTACATGCATGTTGGCGATTTGTTTGGTTACCTCTCGACTACCAAATTCGAACCCTACTTGCATTGGGCTATTCTGCTCATCTCTGATATAGAGAGCCCTGCAAAGTTTGGTCCTGACGTTAAGATTCTATACATACCGTCGGTCGACCTTATTCAATCATTTGAAAACGCTGAATGAAAAAATGAGGAGGGATTTCCCCTCCTCACCTTTATGCCCCGTTAGCGACGTCGGCTGCCGCCACCCATGATGTCAATACCACCGCCACGACGGCTGGAACGATCGTCTTCGCGATCCCGGCGACTGTAGCGGTCATCACGGTCTCTTCCGTAACGGTCGTCTCGCTCGTTGCGTCGGCGTCCAGTGTTAAAGATATCGACACGAGGAACATCATAGCCGCGACCACGACCGCGATCGTAATCACGGTCACGATCATCGCTCGGAGCACTTCGAGCCATAATGTCCAGGCCACCACCCGAAGAAGCTTTCTCAATGGCACGCGGTGCAGTTGGCGCATCATCATTCCACGGCGGCGTAGTATCTGCCTTGACACGTGCAGGCAATTCACTGCGCCCGAGCAGACCTGCAAGTTCAGGGTCCACTTTGGGTTCACGACGACCAACCTCCGGCTCACCTTCATTACCAGGCAGCGATGGAACCAGACCAACGAATTGCTCCAGACCATCATCCTTAACCCACTTCCACCAGTCCAACTTGACCGGCTTGAGCCCGTCGAGTTCATTAGCCAGTGACTTGAACGGTTTTACGATGTCGTTCAAATGTTTGCTAATATTGCGATGAATGGTAACAATACTCTCGAAATAGGGCACGTTACCATTACAGCCGACTTCCAGCAGGTCTTTCGGAAGAAGATGGCGCAGCAGTGCAACGATCATCCGCTTGTCTGCTTTACTGGCCAGCTTAACGCCACACAGCGTTGCGTCGTCAGTATCGTCTTCGAGGAAAGGTGATGCGAGCGACGCATAACGCAGGTAGGTCTTATCACCCACGGTTACTGCGCGAGAAACGTAGAGCGACAGGAACTGGTTGGTCTTGAAAGAGGAAACAATCTTCTCCCAACCCTTCACGGTCGATTCCTTGGCATGGTTAGCCGGCTCGAGGTGAGACACGTATGCACCGTCTTGCAGACGCGCCTGAAGGTCAGTAGATGCTGCAACCTGTAACATGTTCTTCATCATTGCACTTACGCGCAGAGTCAGAGCACCAGTAACGCGCTTGATGAGGAAATGGGTTGTCGGAGACTGGCCCATCAGCACATCTTCGGCCAGTGGATGGAACGGATGGATTTTGGTCCAATCGTTCTCTACCAGCAGGTCTTTGGATGGAAACACAACTTCCCGGTCACCAATCTTGAAGGCGGTGTCGAGAATAGAACTGATTACGCGATCACCTGGCCCGCGCGCACAGTACATGGAGTTGAAGATTTGCTCGTAAAGCCCGTCAACCGACGGGCGCTCTTTAATAGACATCGTTATTCCTTAGAATAGTTTAATTTTTGGTACTTCGCGACGGTCATCACGATTACGACTTATGCCAGTTTCCTCCTCATGGAGAATAGCGACATCGCGGTTCATGACGGGGTCAATCACGTCCTTGCGAATGCGGTTGTAGCTCTTGGCCAGGTTATTGAGCACGTTACGATCACGAGTAATGGTTGGCGGAATGATACCATCAGCGAATGCTGGGAAGTTACGAGTTTCATCTCGACCACCGTCCCAAGAAACAACTGTGGTTACCATACCACCGATGTCTGCTTCGACATCGATATCACAGGTAATTGCGTTGAAGCGAGTCAACGGCATGTATATCTCATCGATAATACGATGCATTGCTGCTTCTGCGAACGCCTCACTACCCAGACCGTCCACGTGGGTAGTCCACTCAATGATTTCCCACTGGGGGTCATCACGATCATCAGTCTCAGTATTGTCGATGGTGAAACGAATACTGGAGATGAGATGGTCGGTCATGATGGAGGGGACTTCACGAGTCAACGTGACCGCTACGTTAGTTTCGGCATCAGCGCCATCCCAACGCAGGGAATCGTAGTTAAACTCGTTATCCTCCAGACGGTACAACTTGGTCTGGTCATCCAAAGACCGCAGCGTACCAAATTCACTAAACTCGATCAAGTCACCGTACTTGAAGCAGCCGGAATCTTTGACCTCACGATTCACCGACATCAGGTGTTGCATGAACTCATTGCGTGACAGTTTGCTATCACGTGAGACGTCCTGTGCGGCCACGTCGCGGCTCTTAGTAAAAGAGTCAACGCCGTGGGTAGCAACGCACAGACGACCGTCGTAATCCGCACTGATGAGCTTTGCCAGCCAACCGCCACGAGTGTTGTTAACCCGGTCATTTGCCTCAGCACCGGACTTGAACATCACACGGGTGTCGACCACATCGTCATCGCCCAACTCACGAACTGCTTTGATACGACTGAACACGTCAGAAGGACGGGCCAGGAAGTCGTTATCACGACGGGCGCCATAGACGCCGGTCATTACCTGATACGGCTTGACTACCTTACTCTCGATGTAAGTGTCACCACGCGCATCGGTGCGCGGCATGTCACGAATACCGATTACGGAGTTAACGTAGAAACGCAACTCCTCAGGTATGTCGTTGTCAGAGTTACGTTCGTTGCTATCGGTATAGCCGGTCAATACCACGCGGCTACCAGGCTGGCCGCGACGACCCGGTTCTTCGATCAGCACTTCAATAATGAAGCGATAGCGAAGGGTATCCCAACCATTACGACGGCCACGTCCTACGATGGTGGCGTGCTCAGTGCGAGTACTGAAGTTCAGGCCGCGAACGAGGGCATCGGTCAACAGCTTCGGACGTGCATCACCGGGAGATTCACGGTCAAACGCTTCCTCAATCTTGTTGAGCACTGTACCGTCAGCGCGAAGTTCATAGGGACGACGATACTGTTCTTCCAGCTCGGAAACTTCGATAAGGCTGATTTTAATAATTTTCACTTTTAATGCTCCTTAGAACGGTCTAGCTTTTTCTTATTTATCAGAATGAGTAGTTCGGCGAGGGAATACCGAACGTTTGGCGCGACTACGGGTAGTTTATCGTTATATTGCATTGCGAGCTTGAGCTCGTCTGTAGCAACTATTTCTAATGGTACGCTAACCAAAAGGTCTGCGTATGTCTCGACGGAGGCGTAACCACCTGAAACCGGTCGAGCATTTTTGGTCTTACCGGTGCTCGTATCCATAGGACGTGAGAACTGGTATTGGCCGTCCAACGCCTGCTTACCTTTACCTGTAAACTGCAAGATTTCAACGGGCTGGAAATCATCATCCTCTCGAACTCGAGTAGACAATAAGAATGCCAGTTCTTTGAATCCCCAGGTAAATAATGCAGCTTGCGTTATTGCCATCGCTCGCAACATTGCCTTACGGTTTATGTTGGGGATAGCTCGAGGCATGAGGACGGGCGACATTACCCATTGCACCAGTGTCTGGTGAAGTGGTAGGCGATTGTCACCACCAAGGATAGGAACATCACGACCCATCTTGATAAATGAATCCAGACATGTCGCTACCAACGCCTTGGGTATATCCGGGTCTAAGTCCGCACGGACTTTCTGATGGCGGTACAGGTAGACCTGGTTGCCAATGATTATATCGTTGGCTACGCGCTGACGTGCTGAGAACGATTCGAAGTAACCAATCTTGTCATCGTCATCACCCATGCGATTGTCGTTACGCACCAATACCTTGGTACCCAACTTATCTGCCAGATGCTGCGCATCCTGCTTAACTTTCGTATACATCGCAGTAACCAATGACGTATTCGAATCAGAAGGTGCATTCAACATCGTTGTTGTCAGCTTATTACAGATAGCGGATGCAAACAGATAGTTGGGAATATCTGAAGAACCGATACCGGTAACGATAGAACTGAGTTCAGAACTATGGTCAATGCTGGCGTATACCCCACCAACATATTCCGCCAGGCGCTGCATGAAATCATGCTCAGACATACGACTGTCTTTAAGCGTCCGAAGAATCTCCAGCTCTATATATACACGACTACGCTCCATATCTTTAGGTAACGCGGCGCGATAGCCAGTCCAAACCGGCAACATTGCACGCAATGCTACAGTCAGACAAGCTAGGCCATAATACTCTTTCTTCGTGTAGGTCAACACGCGATGGTGTCTTCCCTGCGCGCTATCGAAGTATTCAGGCACTGATGGCGGGTAGACTAACTTAACATCTTCCATGTAATCAGCGACATCATCGAGGTCGTGATACACATCCATCAATTCCGCCACCAACGGAACCAATGCAGGTGATAAGCTAGAACCATCTCTGGTACTATCAATGACTTTCAGAATACGTCCATAACACTCAAACGCGTCATCCTGCCACTCTTCCGGCTTAGATGCCCAATAACCGTTGATATCGAACAGCAGCTGACCAATCCGCTCACTGCGAGAACCAAAGTAGTTATCAGACTCCATATCAGTGGCATCAGCATCAGCCTTCTTCCACCACCCTTGGGGCGGCTTAAACATACCCCACTGCAGAGTAGTGTTACCGTGCTCGATAACCAACTCATCCTTGCCGAGCGCTTCATTGATAAAAATACGCATTGTTAAACCCCATACAAGCTAGACGTCAACTTGATAATATATACCTGTACTTTTTTTGACCACTGACAAAACAGGTGGGTCTTTCGACCCACCCATCGCATTGGTTACGGCATGTAATCTTCGAAGTTAACGGTAGGCGCCGGAGCTGCTGGCGCCGCTGGCTGTTGCTGGTAGTTGTTGCCCTGGGGCTGCTGATAGCGCTGCTGGTAGTTATTGCCACCACCTTGACCGCCACCATTGTAGTTATTGTTACCACCGCCGTTACCATTGAACTGACGATTGCCACCACCGCCGTTATTATTCCACTGCTTCTTGAAGCCGCCATTGCCACCGCCTTGGCCGCCCCATTGTTTCTTAAAGCCACCGTTGTTGCCGCCACCTTGGCCGCCCCACTGCTTCTTGAAACCACCACCACCATTACCATTGAACTGACGGTTACCACCGCCATTGCCCTGGCCGTCGGCTTGACGTTGGTTGAAGTCGCGGAACAACTTCTCGAACATCTTGTCGACCATAGGTGCGATTTCGTCTTTCCATGCCAGGGCACGGCGACGAGAGACTTCGCTCGGAGCCAACGGGACGTTGTTGCTATCGAACACTTCGGTGTTGGGGCCGAGGGTGAAGTCGTATTGCTTGGACGGACCATCCGGACTGATCATGGTCAGGGATACGATACCGTCCGCGGAACGTGACACCTTAATAGAGGCATCGTGGCGACGCTCTTGACCGGCGTAGCACTTGAAGGTCTCGGAACATTCTTCCTTGGCCAGCGCCATGCGTTGCAGGGATTGCTTGAACATCCCCCATTCAACTTTAGGCAACAGGAGGGCTGCCCACTGTCCGGAGCCGTCAGCACTGACATCGCCGGCGAAACGTACGCAGTTGTTCTTGACAGAGATATGCAGCTGGTCAATGCGACCGGTCTGCGGGTTTTTGTGGCCTGGGCGGAACGTACGGTCGCCCAGCAAATCCACTACAGGAACCTCGGCTGCCGGGGCAGCAGGTTGCTGCGGCTGTTGATAATCAGACATGATTTTATTCCGTTGTTGAGTGCACTCATATACAAGAGCAGTGCAGTTAAAATTAACTAGCCAAGCTTCTTAACGAACTCGTAAAGATGCGGTTCGTAGGCCAATTTGATATCAGCCAACATCCGACTATGGGTAGTCATACCATTCCATTTATACTTTTCACCCAGCGTAATTAGCGTTCTACGCGGTTTTAACTCCTGTGCCAGAATATTGCTGCCATCACCAAACATCAGCAACATTGCACGAGTAAATGGGATACACGTGGTTCCCTTGGGCGTATTCAACTTGGTGTGCCAGTCCTTACGGGTCTTTACACGACCAGTATGAGACTCCAGCAATCGCATGTCTGGGAACTCGTAGTAAGACAACAGGTCCAACGCATGGTGCGTGAGCAGGGTTGTCTCTTTCTTACCCTCCAACTTCCAATCGAAGATAAGGCAATCATCATTATCTTCGAAATCTTCGTGAAGATGGATTAGCGCCGCGCTCTCTAACGCGAATGCCAGATTCTGGTCAGCCGTAGTTGGAACTTTAAACCGGGCGTCTTTAAACTGGCTGTTGATAGTTTTGTGCTCGGTGATGTAGAACTTGAGTTCCGTGTTGGGCGAATACTCATCAACCACCCTACGAATAGCTTCAAGGTCTTGGTCAATAGCCTCTTTGAGAGTCTTATTGAGTAAGTCACCCTGCCCGTCGCGAGGAAAAGCAGTACGGGCGTTCCGAACAACAGTCCTAAGATTAACCCACAGAGCAGGCATATCACCGCCAGCAGGATCTCCACTATCATCTAAATGCTCACCTAAGTGGAACAGTCCCTCGAACGCGAGGGATGTCCCGATAGACATGGGGAAGAACCCCAAGTCACGATCTAATGAATTCATAGCGCCGCCTTAATGGCCTCTATCTCGGAATTTAAAACGTCAAAATCGATGTTCATTTCCTGATATTCAGCCAATTCACCAATAATGATTGAATCAATGTTCTCATCGGTGATATTGATGGTATGGCTATCCAGAGCGAAAATGGTTCGCTCCAAATCCTCAACCGCCTCGGTCTTATATACGACGTCAATATCTGCACGCTCTTTGCGTTGAAGTTGACTGAAGTATTCGGCTAACGTCGTACTCCTATTTAACTCGAATCGTACATAGCCGATAGGTGCACTGTCGAGGTCAGCGTCTACACGAGCCAGTATCTCCTCATCCGTAAGGTCTAAATAGCTAAACTTCACGTATGGGAAAGCATCTGGATTGGGCAGAAAGTATTCGTGGCAGGTATCATCATTCCAATCAACGATAATACCACCTTTGGCACCCTCTTCACCATGAGCACATCGGTCCCATGAACCAGGGACGCGTACTTTCAGATGTGCTTTCTTTCGGTGGTCGTGCCCGCAGATAATCAAATGCTTCGTAATAGCAGAGAAACCAGCACTACACATACCAGAGGTCTGGTTGGGCGGTAGCTGGAAATCAAAGAACCCGTGGGCGATTACATAGTCAACGCGGGTGATTCCGCGTGTAACCATCATCTCTTTCAGGTCTTCGAGGATTTTCTCTGGCTTAGTACGACATTCGTCGGGGACGTAGGCCACCGTGCCCAATATCGGGTCATCTACGATGGACAGTTCGCCAACATACTGAACGTCGGCACCTATATTAGACGAAACATTGATGTCCGCTATTAGCTTTGACTGCTTCCAGTCGTGGCTAGGCGTACCTTCCAAAATCCGAAGGGCTGTGTTCGTATCTCGCAACATCTCAAGTACGCGGACAATCCATTCGTAGAAAAGACCCCCCATAACTAACTTGACTGAGCGGTCGAAGAGGTCACCAGATACAGTAACTACATCTACATCTGCCAGCCTCTCAACGTTAAACACATGCTTATCTAGCGTATCCATCACATGCGTCACTAGCGTAGTGCGGTGATACAGGTGAACGTCAGATATATTCAATAAGCGCTTAAACCCTTCAGGTTTTAATGGAATCATAGCGGGTCGAGGTTTTCCGTGAAGTCGTTGTCATCATTGGCTACGATGATAGCCGGTTCTTCCAGTGCCTGGTCGGCCAGGGTAGGGGTGCTATCGCCACTGGGCGCTGCGCCGAGGTCATCCAGGGTGAGTGTACGGATGCCGTGCTCACGGAAGATGGCATTGATGGAATTAAGGGCAGCGACGCCATCCTTAATCTCTTCATCGATATTGTTGCCTACGGTACGCGCCAGCACGTTGAACTGGTAGCGTGCAGCTACCTGAGGGCTATCCATACGGATGCTCATCAACTCATTGGTGTGGTCGGTGTAGCGCTCTTCCAGCGTACCGACCGGCGTGTCGAGTTGGCGGTAGAGTGACGGGACAGTATACTTCAACTGACCATCATGTCCGTACACTTCCAGACGAACATACTGCTGACCCACGTACTGAATCCATGCCGCCTGATTAAAGGTAGTGTGGACAGTTTGCAGGATCGGGAGGCCGTTACGAACGAAGTCGTCGTAAGAGACGCGCGTTACCGGGTCGAGGTTGAGGTCGTTCTCCAACTGCTCGGCAACCATCTCCAACTGATCTCGGGTAAAAGCCTGCTCGTTGATGAGTTGTTCGCGGTATGCACGGTCGCGAAGTTTCTCCATCTGTTCTTCATCGAGCGTCAATTCATGGGGGTTATTCAGTTCACTCATGGTCTATCTCCTCTGCTAAATAATATACCTAGAATTGATTTTTTACTTGGCAATACCAATTGCATTTTGGAAGTTGGTAAATACCGAGTCAGACGTTGAGATAATCTTCTGTAAATCGTAGTTGGTCCCACGATGCTTTACCCCAACCGATACAAAGAAGTTGATTTTACTCTGATCCTCCCATGCACCGCGAGTTTCATCAATGGTAACCTCTGCCCGTACGCCATCCGGGAACGACCGGGAGTAGATAGCACTAAGGTCCGCCTGCATTTTAGAGGCCAATGCCTCCATGTTCGTACCGCAGTCGAAGATAGCCTTTTGCAGCGAGTGTATCTGACCTTTGAAATAAAGGGACTGGTGGTAGTTAGACGCTGTGTAATAAGCGAACAGGCGGTCAATGTAGTCAGCAGGTTCGGTAACCCATCCCTGTGAACTCAATGATGGTGCAGCTAGCATTATGCCTCCACTAATACAAAAAAAGAGGGGCACAAGGCCCCTCGTTTATGCTTTTGACAGCGCAGCATTCCAAACGCTGGTTGGGTCGTCATCGCCCTCTTCGATGATTTTGCACATGTTGTACATCGACAGACGTACTTCACTGCGTTCATGTTTAGAGAACTGACGACTGTCCTGCAATGACATTGCATAGGTAGTTGATACTACGCGGTCGCCTTCTTTGACAGCTACGCCGTCATAGATTTGGCGGTAACTGTGGTCAGTATCGCCAATGGCATTCACGTTGTTATCAACCCAGCTACCTTGCCAGCCTTCAATCTGGCGCGCGCGCTTCATACGGCGCAACAGGGGACTGGCCATCAGCAGACGCTGCATGGTTGGTGCGGCATGTTGGAAGCTACCCACGTCAAGAAGTTGGCGGACCGCATCGGGCCGACCAGCATTCTTGAGTTTCCTGACAGAAGCCAGGGTGGCACGGAACAGCCGTGAATTACGTACGGTGTTGTAGGTTGACTCTACACGTGCACGAAACTTATCGGAGTAGTTACTCCGACGACCTTCGCTTCTACGCCAGTAGTCATCCACCGCATGCGCATCGTAGCTATACAGACCATCTTGAATGCTGCTATTATTGACGCCAGAAACTAACCTAGCCATCAAGCCTCCTTCTTAGTACGGTATTTCTCCAGGAAGTTATTCGCCATAGTGATAACTTCGGGGTGATGTGTCACGATACTCTTAATACGACGTGGTGCTGCCGTATCAATAATACCGAGATGTGGTGCAAAGCGCGCATACATTCGACGCTCTTTATTATCCCGCAGCAGTTTAAGCTGCAGCATATCACCATCAAAGTCCCCGTTCGGTCCCTTAATTACCAGAACCGATATCAGAATAGCTTTAACATTGACATTCGTAATTACCTTGGTAATCCGGAATATCTGGTTAGACAAACGGGCCAGTGTGGGGTTACGCAGCATGGAAACTGGAATACCGCCTTCGGGGCACTGGGCAATGAGCTTGTCTATAACCTCATGGATAAGTGGGTCATAGGTTAATGTACCATCATCAATCCGCTTATAGATTTCTCGCGGGTTCATGTTGTACGGTTCTTTCATCAGCATGCTTGCGATGTCGACACGCAGGAGAGCGACAGTCATTGGCCACGGCGTATGAATTTCATCATACTCGTGTTTACCCGCTAATGGTGCAATTACTGCACGTGCCGTCCAAGGCGAGCGGGTTGAGCCTAACTGCCGTCTGAATATACCGCGCTTAGTACCGCAAGTAGTACGACGGAACCCCTCATGGTACGCTGTGTACTGCATGATTGTTTTTACGACCAACGAATTGACTTTACGTTCCGTTAGGCGAGTAGGGCTGTTTTCAATGGAGCACAGAGTTTTCACCGAATCAAACGCCTGCGGCATGTTGGGGTCGATGTAAGTAGTGAAACCTGATTGCTCTGAGGGAAATACGATTCTGGACGGGAATGGCAGGCGGTTGCTGAAGATACACTTACGGTACTTCTTGACCCAGTGACGCATGTCACGAACCAACGCTTCCTTTATCCAGGGTTTACCATTTGGACCATTGCGGTGCTTTAGCATCGGATTGGTAACCAATACAACGTCCATGATGTGGTCAAAGTCGTTATAGAAGTTTGCCAGTCCGCGCTTAACGCCATTGGCCTCTAAGTAGTTAATGACCGATTTTACGTTCTCTGCCTCGGGAGCAGGCGGACGATAGTGCGGCTCGGTCAAGTACTGCATCAAGTCAAACTTGGTAGAACTCATGTTTGCATTGATAATACTCCACGCTATCGGGTTTACGAATGCAGGTATTCCTTCTGGCACCTCCATCCAGATGTTCGATTCAAGCGGTCTGTCTATACTGCGCGCCACCACGGTCTTGCAGTCAGGTAACGGACATACCAGCCCCTCATTAAAACCACCGGTAAGGTGACCACACATACACCGTGCCATCGTATCGAGGTTATCATCCTCGTAATGGTTACGGATGAGTGCATTTATCATCTCACTGGCGTTCATTGAAGGGTAATCGCGTGCAATATGGTTGATTATGACCGGTCGAGTCTTCAGATTTTTGTACATCTGCTGATAATCGACTACAGTCAAACTTATTCCATTATCGAACGGTTTCATCATCCCACACACCCTACAATTAACGTCTGAGAAAAAAAGAAGGAGGCCGAAGCCTCCCTCCTGTTACGTTAATACTGCGATCAGTTACGACGGTAGGTTGCACGTGCAGTGCGACCTTCGTCACGACGACCGGCAGCGTAGGTAGTGCGAGTACGAGCAGCCAGGTTGTTACGCAGGCTGTAGCGCTCACCACCGTTACGGGAACGACGAGAGTAGTCAGAGCCACCTTCGTATTCCATGGACAGGCAGAAGTCGGATTCCTTGATACAGGTGTACAGGGCTTCCAACGCTTTCGGGTTGAAGTACAGCTTGGTGACGTAACCCTTCATCACGAAGGTACCTTGGGTAACCTTCATGTAGATATCGACCAGACGGCTGATACGTTCCTCGTAGTTGTAACGGGAACCACCAAGGGTGTTGCACTCGATGAAGTCGTCGATCATTTCCGGGTTCTTGTCTTTCAGACGGTTCAGCACGGCCAACATGTCGTACTTCTCGATAGGCTGGCGATCACCAGACTTGTCGATGTAGTAGCCGGTAGGCATGCGGATGGCGTCGATGACCAGCTGGCGATCTTCCTTCTTCCAGTCGGCGGTGTCTTCGGACCAGTAGTTGTCGGTCACGTTGTCCAGCGCGGCGTCGATGGCAGCCTGAGCATCGCGGTCACCTTCGTAGGCATCCAGCAGCAGCTTGGCGTTGGTCCAGCCAGGTGCGCCTTCGGCCAGCAGGTAGGCGAAGTCCATACCATCGTCGGTGTAGAAGATCTTGGACATGAAGTCCGGGAACTTCCGCGGGTCGTTGGCGTAGTCTTCGGCACCTTCCAGGCGATTCGGCTCAACTACAGCCGGGTCGAAACCGTAGCCATAGCCACCCAGGTCGGTCAGGCCGTCTTTGTCAAAGTTGCCTTCGAACTGCTGCATCCAGCGATCGTTAGTGTTGATGAACGGTACGTTACCGATGGTCAACAGGAAACGCTCCAGACCGCCAACTTCCGCATCGCAGAAGGTGTTGATTTCGGTCAGGATACATTCGGCCTGATAGTGACGGTAGTCGATCTCATCGCGACGACGGTTACGGGATTCTTCAGGGCCGACATAGCGACCGTTGATGAAACCGTAGTACTGGGAGTAGGTCTGACCTACATCACCTTCCAGCAGCAGGTTCTTGCTCTGACCTTCGACGTGTTCACGGATGACACCGGCCAGGTCGGCACGGACAGGCTGACGACCGAAGTTGGTCTCAACAGCACCCGGCTGGAAGCTCAGGGTACCACGCAGACTGGAACCGTCACGCAGGTAGTCGGGAGTGAACGGCTTGTCGCAACCGGCGGCAGACCAGTTTGCATCGTCCGCACTGATGATGTACGGGGTGATGGCGTTTTCGTCAGTGACGTCAACTTCTGCCGGCAGGATGGAAACGCCGGTGTAGAAGTGCTTACCGGCGCACTTGACGTTGGCAGACATGAAGGCGCGGATCTTCGCGATGATGTCTTCGGTGACACAATCTATCGTCGCGGTGTAGATATACACGTCGGTATCGCGGCGCTGTTTATCGCGCAGCTGTTCACGACGTACCGGCTCTTTGGTCGGCTCCAGCAGCAATACGTGGAACATCACGTCGGCTTCTACCGGGGTAAGATATATAAGGAAGCCGTACTTGCGGGACATGTCACGCAGGTGCTCACCGGTCGGCTTGATCAGGCGGGAGACTTGCTCACCTTCATCCTTCATTGCCTCGGTGTAGGCCTTCATGAACATGTCGGCACGGCCGGCTTCACCGATGGTGCGGAAGCGACCATTACGGGCAGAGCCAACGAAGGAGGTGGCTTCTTCTTTCGGTTCAGTGCGTTCGGCACGGTCGCGCTCACGACGGTTGCCACGCTCGGAACGCTCACCACGCTCACGAGTCACTTCCGGCTCTTGACCTGCAGCTTGGCCATTTGCGTTGGTGTCGGTCTTTTTATCAGAGTGAAAAGCCATTACTAAATTCCTTCTATTAATAAGGGGGACATCTTTTGGTGCATCCCTAGGTAGAATAAGGGTTATTTCCTAGACTGCACCTATATGAAATATACCTATCTTTTTTTGGAATGGGGGTAGAATGAACAACCTTTTCAACACACCGCATGCCAAATCACGCGGAAGGGTAGTGGACCCTACCTTCAAATATATATCTGCGACTGTAATAAATAACATGCGGCTCGTTAAGAAGCGCGTCTACAGCTCTGCCAGATACGTCAGTCCGAACCATCTACTTTACCGCATTCTCATTGGCCTTAGTATCAACAAAGGGATGTCGTTCAGCGAAATGTATAACGCTGTAACGGATTTGATGTACGAAGTCGGGAACAGCTGTAGCCTAACTAGCGCACTCTCTGTTGGTAAGGTTCACAAGAACGTGTTTATGGACGGATGCAGCGAAGTGATATTCATCCACAATGACGACTTCACTATGCGGCCCTGGTATGAACTGGAGCCAGTCAAGTTTCATTACCATTGTGAGACGAACCTTAACTGCGTTCGAGGCGGTAACAAGAATAAGGATGGCATCGCAATTATCAGTATCAATATGCCCATGTTGGCCTGGATGTATTCCCAATGGGCGCGCATCGCTAAACAACTTGGGTCTAATGAGACTACGTACAACTTCATTGCGAAGTATGTACTGACTGGGACGCTACCTTCGTACACCAATATCAGTTATTTCAACCAGGTGTACTTTTCAGCTCTAGGTGTAGAATTCAAACAGCAATTCAAACACCCCGAGATGGCTCTAGCTGATGCATCCAATGCGGTGGATAAAAACGTCGCGTTCACATTGCGGCAGTTAACCAAAGGATATGGGTCCATTGACTCTGTACTGTATGGCACACAACTTCCATTCGCTGAGTCTGCACTCGAGCTATATAATGGGCCGAAAGTTCCACTCACCAGACAGATAACCTGGATCATAGACATCTATCGACTGCCACTAATTCACTATGGACTCGTCATGTCGAACCGCTCTGGCAACAATCAGGACTCAGGTAAACTTACTACCTTTGAACGTGATTTGGGGCAGACACTCAACACACGGGTTTTAGAGAGACTGCATTCGCAGTTCTCGTCATATATATTAGAGCACTTTCTTAGACCAGTCTACGACGAGGTCCGAGTTGCATTGGGTAAGGCATAAAAACAGGGAGCGGCCCTTAGGCCGCTTCCTTTTGTGCGTCGTCGTTAACGCTCTGTTGAGATTCAATGACTTTGATGCGATTCTTCGCTTTGGTACCATAGTAGTCAGACAGCAAACGAGTTCGGTTCTTATCGATGGTATAAACGCCCAGGGACTCCAGAACGTGATAGTACGGTTCCACTGAACCAAAGATAATCTTACGATAATCGGCGATGTCCAGCATCTCTTTCGGGATGCCAGTAGACGCACCGATAACTTCAGGAACCAAGAACTGGGTAAAGGTTTGACCACCCGATTTCTTAGCCAAGAAGTTCCGCATCCGACTAGCCAATGCCTGGTCTTCCATTTTAGTCAGCCAACGGTTAACAGACGTTTTGTTCGCCAAGTCAACGGACAGCTTAACAACACCATAGGGTGGAGTACCAACAGAACCATACTTCGGCGCAAAGACCTCTTCCCACATCTCATAGTAGACGTAGTTGGAACTCTCAGGCTTGGTATAGCCTTCCTTAGACTTAATGTTACCCGTCTTAAGGTATTTAAAGTCACCCATGTGCACCGACTCAACTATCGAGTCCTCGATATCAGCAATGCGCTGCATGATGGGGAACAGTTTAATCTTCCCACCATTCATAACTGTCATTGAGATGTCTTTGATGGTGTCACGGAACTCTTTCATAATCAATGCAGGGATACTTGCAGTACGCAATGCAACACCTTTACACTCCAGCTCAGGGTCTTCTTTCAAAGTACCTTCACGGGAAGTAATGACGGAGAAGTAGTGCTTAGCCTTACTGGTTAGGGTAAATGCAGCAAACTTATACTCGTTCTTCATTGCATAGCGGAAAGTCTGATTACGTGCAACCCCTACGTTAGCAGACATACGTGCCAGCATGTGCGAGATGTTCTGCACTGCAAAGTACGTCATGGTATCTGCAACCGCATCAGCCTCACGACCAACGGCACCTTCACCACAATACCAATCTGACCACCACTGGGTAGTACCCATCGTAGAGTCAGTATCGGATACCATAGAGATGCGGCGGATGGTCTCAGGCAGCTTAGCAATAGACGCAGGTACGTTACGAGTAAACATAATCGCACGGAAGAACGGCAGCCACTGATGGATATTGTCATACAGCTGCTTAGCACCAGCCATGATGATCTTGAACTTATCCGGCGTCTTACGTTCGACGTCTTTGAGGTTACTAGACCCAATGAAGTCAGAATACATCAACGACAGCAGAACCTTGGTATCGCCATCCAGTGACTTCTTAACTTCGGCGTAATCTTCGAGCGGCTCAGTAGCACGCTGTACAAACCCAGACATAATCTCACGGACCAGTGCATCGTTGTATTTGGTAACGTGGTACATATCACCAATATAAACGAACGCTGCGCGCTGCAAATCAGTCAACTGAGTAATCAGCTCACGAATTTCATTGAGCGCCCAACCATTACGCCAGAACAGGTCAGTTGAATAGGTAATGACGTCCATCACCTCATCCACCGTCGGGTAATGCATCTTGTACGTGGACATGCACGCTTCGAACTCGGCGTAGTTCGTCAGCTCACAGGTAGCCAGGATGTTGTTAACAACCATCGCAGGTGCCCAATAGTGACGTGAACCACCTAACAGCTTCTCGTTATTAGCATTACCGTAACTCGTTGCTGACCGACACATAGAGGTCAGTGAAGAGTGCGTCGACTTATTGAACAGGATGGTGAATGGTGAACTGTGCGCACCAGACAGACCGTTGTTCCGCTGCTTAAGGGAGTTCTGTTCGTTCTCCTTGTTACGGGCCAGCACTTCGTTCTTGGCTGCCGTTGCAGCAAACATCTCTTCCTTTACCTTACCACGTTTAGCAATGTTCTCGTCGATGAATTCAGAGAGCAGTGAACGCTTAACGTGAGCAGGTGTATAAATGGTCATAGACGGGGAGACGATGAGCTGCTTATCTCGGATGAGTTTAAGTAGCGTCGCCATATTGGTTACGCCTGGCTTACGGTCACCTGTCTCTGGGTCTCTTACACTTATCTTTACCTTAGGTGGGTTCATTTCAAACCGCCCACCCTTACCAAACTCTTTCTTCAGCCATGCAGATATACGATCATCTGACACCTGATGTTTACTTTTTAGCGCAAGATAACGTTTCGTCTGGGCGAAGTAGCCACCGATAACGTCAATCCCACGCTCGTATTCCTCTAACTCACGTAGAAATACTGACATGTCTAATTCCTCACCTTTCCGTACAAACTATCAGGCAGATAGTCAAAAAAAAAGGGATGAGGCCGAAGCCCCATCCAGACATGAGCAACTAGCAATCAAGGAAAGCCTTAACAATGGCCAGATACACAACGTCTTTGAGTTTCTGGTTATCGGAAAGGTCTTCATAGGCAACGAGATTGGGGTGTAACTTTTTGATGGTGTCAATGATAGGACCATGACGCCATCCATCGGCCAACATTGTATCCACCCAGGCCTGGTGGATTTCAGCATTGGTGATTTTGCGGTTAGCGATGACTTTCTCAACGCCGAGCACGCCGCGGGACTTCGACTCCTTAGAGCTGTCATCCCAACTAGGGAGATTATCCTCTCCATAGAACTCTTTGATGGCACGGTTAGCCTGGTGGGCCACTCGAGCAATCAGGATTTTTACGGAGTCTTTTACGACCTCGTTATTTTGCTTTTCCATAGTCGACTCTCTGAAAATAACCGTGGGGAGCGAACTCCCCCGGTTAGACGTCTACGTACGGGTATGGAATTGGTGGTCTTCCAAATAATACCCGACCCTGTTAAATTTTACTGCCATTGACAGAGATAGTAAAATCGCTGATACCTCTGGATTGGAGTGCCTCAGTAATAAGGCGAGCACCATCATTGAGGTTAAGTCCAGTCACCTGAACATCAAAGACGCTATTGTCAATGACCGTTACCGGGTCTTTTATCCATGGAATACCGACGGCTTCAACCTTACCGTTATGCTCCACGAGCAAGTAGTTGAAGTCCTTTGCAGCCCGCGGTGTACCGTCAGGCAGCGTATCGTAGATATTAGCATGCTTGCTATCTACGTCGGTGTACTGAACTGCCAGACTGTATTCAACGTTAGCCAACAACTTTACAGCGCGATACCCACCGCTAATAAGAGTTGTGTTAAGGTCAAACGAAATTATCTGACCCGGCGACAATGCTGATATGTTTGCCATCTCCCCTCCCCAGGGTAAAAAAAAAGAGGGGACTTGCCCCTCTTAGAATGTTCCGATGATTACCCGGTCGGTAATCACGGCAGTTTCGGCTACACCGGCCCAGGTCTCCAGTGCCTTAGCTGCTTTAGCCAAAGACTCGATTTCCCCCCATTGGACCGTTTCGCTGAGGATTCCTACGCAGAAGTCGGTGATTGCGCAGGCGAAGATTTCAATCAGCTCCTCGTCTGCGGTCACGTCCCAACCATTACGAATGGCTCTAAGCAATGGCCAGCTAACGCCGAAGTGGTCTTCACCCATGCCGACAGCGCCGTCTTCATCATCTTCGTCGTCGTCATACTCAGGCAACGTCATTTCGTTGAGCATGTCTGAGATAATGACATCGCAGAGCAGGTCTGCGCGGTCACCAGCAACCGCATAACACATCTGTGAGATGAGCGCAGTCAGGTTAGTGGTGGGGCTATTGATAATGCCGGCACAGAGCTCCCGTGCGACGGGGTGCGCTACCCAATCGTACTTCTCAAGACGTACTCGACCTTCTGGACTATTGATGTAATCTACGATGGCTTCGTTAGCCAGCGTATTGTAAACAAGGTGGGCTGCGGTCTTGATAATCTCAGGACCACGAACCAGGTTGTTCTCTTCAACGTAGTCATTCCAACCTGCGGTGATGGTGGTGGCTGCGTCGGCTTCTACCGCAACAATAACTGTAGGCATTGTCCTATTCCCAATAAAATTTTAATTGGCCACTTCAACGAGAACGCACCGGTCACGAAGGTCTATCGTAATGACGTCGTCAAAGGATATCTTGCGTTCCAATACTCTTAGGAGTGGATAATCAATTGAATCTATTATATCTAGAAATATCGGTTCTTGATAAATACTCATTTCAGCCATACTATCAGAGAGACAATCCCTTGCCAACTCTGCAATAGTTGCAACGTCGCTAGATGACCGAATGTCTAGTTCTTTGGGCACTGTTCTGGATATTGAATAGACGGCTTGGTCTTTGCGGTCTTGGTCATCTCCGTCATATGTAATCAGATTATCAAAGTAATTAATAACCTCGTCATAAATCCAGTCTTCTATTACCTTGAGCCAACTGTCATCATCAGAGTATTGGTTGTATATAGCTGCGAGTATCAGTCCAGACATTGCGCAGTTCTCTACTAACCTACCCAGGTATTTATCCACCTCTGGACTGTCAGCAGGACATAGGTTATCTCCTATCAACTCTTCCATGATGTTTCCAAGGGCATCACACGTTAGGTCGATTGCTAGATCTTCCAGGTCGGTAAAGTACTCTCCAACGTCTACTGTAATTACCATCACACGTTACCACACATGGCTTTTAATGACTTATCTGCGAACTCCCAAAGACGCTCGTCATCAGTCATAGGCAGGGGGACATCTGTCAGTACGGCATCTAGCGTAACCACGATGCTAGCATCATCAAAATGACCAACTTCATAACTGACGAAGTTGAAGTCGTAGTTATAGAAATCAATGATGCGATAAATGGCGCTAAGCTGCGGCATGATGAGATTAAAGCAACACATGGCAATGTGGAGTACATCCTTAGTGTTTAACTTGATGTTTGACTCATACGCACAATCACAGATGTATGACAGTAGATGTGACTCGTTAAATGCCGGGTCTTTACCGCTGATGATGTCGTAGATAATGGCGGCGATATACTGTATATCCCCAACCATTGCCATGATAATACCCTCATCACTGAGATTGGTCATGTAGCCCATGATGTCCTGTAAAAATAGGTTATAGTCATCCAATTCGATTATAATTTTCATAGCACACTCACAATCGATATCCATTCAACGAAGTCAACGCGAATCGACACGATAGGCATTGGGTTCTCTACAGTATATATCGTGCTGTTAAAATAAGCCTGATATGCAATGAACTGTTCTGATTCCAACACCTCGTCGACTATCCACATGACGTCGTGCATGCTAAGCACGTTAGACTCTTTCTTGAACAACTGGCCATAGATGTCACTTACAACCGAGTTAAATATGCGGTGGGTACTTTGCTTACCCATTGCCATTAGTATTGTTCCTGCGATGTAATAGATGTCCTTTTCGGAGATGTAATTCCCGTCTTCGAACGCATCACAGGCTAACCGTACTGCTTCATAAACACTTACGTCGCTATCGCGAATATCAAGTATGTAATCCATATAACCCCGCATAAAGGTAGGGGTTACTACCCCTACCGCCAGTATTCACAATCGTCAG